TTTTCGTATGCCTTGACATCATCAAAAAGTTCAGTACATATTGCCCGATAAGGTCCAGTAAATGCATTGAGTTTATCTTCTAATGTTCCAGGCAAGTATCCCACTTCTCGTGTGGGGACAACGCTGCGAATGATTTGAACTTTATCGTAAGGCGTGGATTTATCCATCACCTCTTCTAGTGCGAGATACAATGCAAGAAAAGTTTTACCTGTTCCAGCTGTACCCGTGAGTGCAAGATGGTCTCCATCTCTCCAAGATAAGAAGGCCTCTCTCTGTTTGTCGGTGATTGGGTCTACGGTAATTAGATTATCCAATCGAATATTCATTTGTTCCGTTTGTTTGTTTTGTTTCATACTTTAATGGTATTGTTTTTACCGGAACCCTGTTTAATGGCTTTCAGGTGGTCTTTCCATCCATCTGATGTTTTGGATAAAGACGAGGTTGTTGTGCGAACAATTTTCATTGCTTCAAGATGCACTTGTTCCCATTCACCTGATTCAACTAGTTTTTCTTTTTCAGAGATTTTCAAAAACATTTCTTTGATTTCTCCGGTCTTCACATTTTTCATATCGTATGTAGGCATAATAAATTCCTAATAGGCACCCCGTTAGAGGTGCCCGTTAGATTAGGATCACCCCCTTATAACTTGTTGTATAGCGGCATCTAAGAATGCTTGTTTTTTCTGCATTCTATATGCTGCCTCCGATTTCCCCTTTTTATTTAACTTATGGATATAATGTCCAAGTTCTCTAGAATCTTTTTTAAGTCTTTCAATTTGATTTGCTACCATAGGCAAACTCCTGTTCTAGTTAATGGGAATCATAATCAAGTCGGGATTAAATCTGGGTAGGCCTCCTTAACTAATTTTTCTGTTAATCCTTTCACAGGTGGTTTTTTGTTTATCATAGATACTAGTACTCTAGCATCTTCTGGGTGGACTGATTCACAAATTTCAATGAACATTCTCTCTCTTTTAATTGAATTCAAGTTTTCACTTTCACGTAAACCTTTTACGAAATACTTGAATTTCATATGTTGTTTGAGTAAAGTAGAGGGATATGATTCTTCTTTATTTGGAGTGTAAGGTACATCTCCAGCTGGAAGATTCCATTGAATATTAGGATCAAAGGTGCCTTGCAGAACATCTCTTACAGGCATGATGTTGTTTTCTTGTAGAACGTTGATTTTGTCCTTTCGTGTTTTAGCAGAAGATACTTTATTCAGTATCTCAAACACTTCCAATTTTTTCATACTGATTGCCATATAATATTATCCCTGGCGTGTTAAGCTTCATTATACACATCATAAACGTGCTTGTCAAGTTATTTAGATTTTTCTTTTGCAATCCATTTTTTAGCAACGGGTTTGGTCGGTTCTTGTTCAGTAAACTTTTTAGCCCACTTATAACCTTGTTGAGTTCCTGCTTTCCAATTCGCACCATCACTATTATCTAGGACGATGAAATTTCTACCAAAGTGCCCTTGGAATTTACCGATGTTGTTCTGTACTGCCTGCCACATCTTTGAGACTTCATCATCAGGAAGGGACCTAGCACGCGCCCTGTTGCGTGCCAAGGCGGTTTCTTTATCGGTGTTGACGAATATCATTGCGGTGTCATAACCAAGACGTTGCAACTCCACAGACTGTTTCTTAATCTTGTCGTAGTCTCTACCAGTACCATCAATGACGATACCCAAACGACCTTTAAGGTAGAGCTCTTGTTTTTTACCAGTGAGAGTTTTTGCCCGGCCACGCATTTCTTGACCTTTGACAGAGAAGATGTTTTCGGGATTCATTTCCATACCCGCCTTCTTCATAGCATTCTCGAAGGCATCGTCGGAGTTCACTACACGCATACCTAATGCCGTGAGTGCGGTCTGACCGACGATAAAAGATTTGCCCGAACCAGGCCCACCTGCGAGGAAGATTGCTTTGAAGATTGCGGGGTCATTGACCCCTTCTGAAATAAACTGTTTAAATTTTAACATCTGCTTAAGTGATTAGAATGTATTTTACAACCAATGAAACTATTGTAATACTTATCATCCAATAGAACGTCATTTTCAAACTGTAACTTAGCTTCATAATATGAACAGTCGCCTTTGGTCTTACATAATTTCAATATTACTCTATTATATATACTTTCCCCGTTCTGGATAACACGTTCTTTTAAAACTTCGTTTGACCCAAAGTATGTGCGCCAATCACTCTCTACGAGGGTTCTCTTGCGTCTCTTACGGGTTTTTGTTACGGGGAGTATCTTTGGCTTCCAAAAAAACTTTTTACCGATATACTTCATACCAGTAGTTTTTTCTTCAATACAATAAACAAACCCAACGAGAGAACGCAAATCCTCTTCGCTGGGTTCATATATTTTGTCTTCATAATACCAAGTCATGGTATTATATAGTCAGTCAGCTATTGTCCACTCTTCGTTGACATCTTCGCCACACATTGGACAATTGCAGGGGAGTTCATCTTCACCATATACGACAAGATGACATACACATTCACAAGAAGGACATTCTAATGTGTAATTATACTCATCCATTATGCTATCTCGCAGAATCCTGAAGCGCAAGCTAGTTCTTGGCTACCCACTGTCATATCGGACGCCTCATATTCTGCAAGTTTGTTCCAGTCCACATCCTTGGGCATTTGTGCGAGCAACTCCTTGTAACCCGCTTCATCAGTATCTTGATACGGTGCTTGTGCATACGTGTGGTCAGAGAACGGTAAGAACGATACACCACTCATAAAATCAAAGTGATTGTACACCCATGCACCCACGTCTAACCATTCGTGCTCTTTCACTGAGACGGTGATAGAAGGCTTGTGTTCGCACCAGTGTATCTGATAGGTCAACCACATCTCTAACTGTTCGATAGCGGTCATGTCGGTACGAAAGACCGCACCCTTGTCTACCTTGATAGGAAAAGAAAATACAGATGTGTGAGATGGATTCATTTGGTCATCTTCTACAGGAAATCCGGCATCAACCATCATCTGCGTCAACGGGTCTTTCTTGTCTCCACGTACTGTACGAATGTAGTAAGGGTTGTGACGTGCGTGAATACCTGAGGCTGCATCAACCAATTGAGATACCGTACCTGATGGTTTAACACAAGTGATTGCGACTGACTGATTAATACCTAATAACTTAGACATATGTGCATTAGTCTCAACTGCAATCTGCTTGAGTTTTTCAAGGTTGTCAGCAAGGTCTTTTTTACCTTTCTTGCCATTGGTTAACGGGTTGTCCATAATACCTGTCATAGAAACACCCAACAGGCGTTCCTCCTCACAGTTCTTTTTCCAAGATGATGAAACATACTTGAAGTTAACCAAACTACTCTGGAAAGTCCCCAGAATCGTCGCCAGACGGGTTTTCTCTGCGAGGTCTTCCCAAGTGTCACTTGGACGTACTACAACCTCTGAGAGGTTACAGAATTCACGTGAACGCAGAATAATCTCTGAACAAGGGTTTGTACCAAACTCATGGTCCCCAATTTCCCTTCGGCCTGATGCGGCTGCCATCATGTTAGCAGATGCACGATTGAAGATACCTCGTTCACCAGATTTGGAATCGTAGAGTGCTTTCCACTCATCCATAAAGATACCGATATCGGGTTTCTCAGTGTAACAGGCAGAGTTGTTTGCAAGAGCACGATGTCCAAAATCATTCCACCATTGTCCAGCTTTCGCATGACGCATACGGTCATCAGAAAGGTTTGACAACGAGATTAACGCAGAACGGCGTACACCACCCACCACAACAATCTCTGCAATCTTACAGACGATATCATGACACTCAACGGAGTTAAGTTTACGACCAGCAGCGTTCTTAAATGTAGACACACAAAACTCAAACAACTGATTGAGAGGTTCGGGACCAGATGCACGCCCACCAAAAGTCTTGAGAGGTGCACCAGCGGGACGTACTTTACTCAGGTCCCACATTGGGACTTGACCAGCATATAATAAACCAATCAATTCTTTCAAGGCTTTCGCCCAACCCAATTTAGAGTCAGCTACAATAATCGTTGTGTCTGTACTATGAAACTCCTCTGCAACTACAGGTAGTTGTGATACGTATTGACGTTCTACAGAAAAACCTACACCAGTACCATTCATTAGCACATAAAGAATTTCATCGAAGGCGTGTGGTTTATCTACCGCAATGTAAGAACAGTTGTACCCAGCAATATTTTCTCGTTTCAATGCTTCACCGGCGGTCATAAGACAACGCATTGACGGCATTATTTTTTGCGATAATACCGCTTCTTCAAGTTCATTACGAAGGTTGTTTGTTAGTTTATAATCACAAGTTTCTTCTAGATGTTCAGTAAAAAAGTCAAAGTATCTAGAAATAGTTTCTTCCCACGTTTCTCGTCTCCCTTTCTCAGGTAACCATCGTGAGTATCTGGAAAGGTGGATAAATTCTTGGTAACTCGTGGGTAAGTAATTACTGGGCATAAGAATGCGCCTCCTCATTCGTCAAGGGGTTATTGTTATCGGTGGAAATATTATATAGTATTATTCGTTGTTTGACAACCAGTCAATCAATTAATTCTATCATAATTTTAATCAAACCCGCACAGACTGCAACAACTGTCAACCATGTTATGTCGGGATTTGCTTGAGCGAAATCAATGATGAAACTTAAAACTTCACCGATGAAATCAATTAGAAGTTTGACTGTTTGGCTCATTGTTTTCTAACCAATCTTCGGCAGTAGTACCTTCTGATTCGGTTGTCGCTTCACGATAGTAAATGATGAGTTCTTTCTGTTGCCTCACATAACGGCGAACTTCTTGGAAGTTCTCTGCCATTTTCTCATAGCCATCGGGTGTCAAAGCAAACACCACGAAATTGCCGTCAAGAATCTTCTCAACTTCTTTCTTCTTCTCTTCATAGTTCTCTTCAGTGATGACGAAGAAGTTTACGTTAAGAAGGTCAATCTCCTGTGGTAACGGCGGTTGATAGATTCGCAGAGGAACCTTCTCCGTCACTGTTATAATTTGGGGTTCTGGTGGAATAATTTCTGGTTCTGGTCCCCACTCAAGGCGAGGCATCCAAGAACATCCCGCTGTTAAAGCGAGCGAGAGATAGATGATCGGTTTACACATGTACATAATTTTTTACTTCCCCACTGTTCACATACCATGACCTGTCTTCCGCATGGTGAATTATATTTAACTGGTCCCACTGCCTTCAGCATCTGACACCCCTGTAGGGTCAGGAGTATCATCAGCATCCATAAGTTCTTTCGTATCATTTTCTAGGTCTCGAAAGACTTGTTCTGTTTTAGCGTTCATGCGTTTTTCAATCATCCCTGGCTTCGCACGAGCAAGTCTCGTTAAGTTGTGATCTTTAAAGATCTTCATAGCATTATCTTTCTCTCGCTGTAACTCATTATTCCTTGCGGTGAGTGCAGACATTGCCGCCTCTGATTTCTTTGCATTTGCTTCCGCTGCAGCAAGTGACGCTTGTGCAGTTTCCACTGCTTTTTCCATCTGCACCTGATTCTCTTTCAAGGTGCGGTTGTTTGCCTCTAGTTGTGCTTTCGCTGCCTCTAGATTAGAAACAGTCACTTGGTGATAAGCAAATCCTCCACCAAGAACAATAACAAATAATAATATGATGTATGGCATTATTTTACAACTCTTTTTCTTTTCCCTGCTACTTCTATATATCCACGAGTTAATACTTTATATTTTTTCTTCTTCTTTCGAGGGCCGGGTGGGTCATCAGGTGGAAGTCCAGCAATACCAGAACTTGTTGTCATTGTTTCTGTGAATTGTTTAAATGTCTTCACTTGTAGATTTCTCCCAAGGTAAAATGAATTTTTTGTCCGGTGTTGATGTGAATTCCCTGATAAACATTGATACCAAAAACGTCCCCAACTGGAAAACAGTTATCCTCAACTTTTACTTTATCTTTCGCAATTACAATGTCATCTAAGGTTTCAGAAATTAATTTTTCGTTCTTGACTCGATAAATGCCTGGTGAAATCTGATTATCATTTAAAAGATACCATCCATGTTGTTCTTCCAACATATCTAAAATATCAATGCCACTTTCTTTGGTAATTTTTTCTAAATTTTTATCAGATACACCAAAATGTTCTTTAAGTAAAAAAAGTGCAGCCGCGTAAGTACCTATTCTAGATGACCCGCCTGGAATCTTTTCTAATAATCGTTTGATGTTGTAGACTAATCGATGAAAGGTTGTGTATGCGCCACGTTCTTCTGAAGTGTTTAGTCCCTTTGATTTGATACGTTTACCTTTCGCATCAATAAGACCCAATTTAAAGGCGTCAGTATCTTCCCACTTCGTAACCAGTAGTTTTAAAAAACGAAAAGTGTAAACCAAGTCACCTGCTTTTGTGAGTAATGACACTATATGTTCCTTAATGATTCAACAACATTCTCGTCCATACGGACACCTATGTATTTATCATTTTCAATTACTTTCAGAAATATTAAAAATGGTTTTATTACAGGCCAGTGCCGATTAATATCCATTTTGTACTCAAGCATCTTTAATCCAGCAGGAACACTGAAAACATTGAATATGACAATTAAATGATTGAGAATCAGTCGTTCAGATAACTTACCACCTTCAACATAACGGTTGATTAATCTTTTAACGTATTTAAAACGTTTTAAGTCTTCGTGGAATTCATCTGCATCGATGCAAGTGGGGTTATAATAATGCCTAGCAGCAAAGATAGGAAATACATCTTCACTCAGTGTTTCGAATAGTTTCATTTATGATGCTGCCAAAGTTTATCGGAACCGCCCAGATGACCCCAATCAGAATCAGCGGTCATCTTACTACTTATTCCTCCTCTCGGAGCAAACTCAATCTCTATACGCAATCGTTCTGGTGTGTACATCGCATAAAGTTGTTGATACATTACATCAATACATCGTTCATAACTTACAATGATATCACGATACTGATAGATGTATTCTTTTAACGATTTGAGTTCAATGGTCTTTTTGTCGCCATAAAACCAAATGGTGATGTTCCCAAAATCTGGTTGACCTTTGACTCCCAGAAAAGTAAATTCTGGAATAGAAATTCTTTGTTCATACCCTTTACTTGGATTGGGAAGTGCCTTGAGCAACGAACCCGTAATTTCGCCCCAAAGTTTATTCTGTGCTTTGTTTGAGTTTGGTTGTGTCTTCATGTTTCATCCTATAATCATTAATCGCTGCTTTTATCGCATCTTCGGCAAGTACACTACAGTGGATTTTGACGGGGGGGAGGGCAAGTTCTTCTGCGATGTCGGTGTTTTTAATATTCCCAGCTTCATCAAGACTGCGACCTTTAACCCATTCGGTAAGGAGGGAGGAAGAAGCGATAGCACTTCCGCATCCGTAGGTTTTAAACCGAGCATCTTCGATAATTCCATCATCATTCACCTTTATCTGTAATCTCATTACATCGCCACAGGCAGGCGCTCCCACCATACCTGTGCCGATATCTTCATCGTCTTCGTCAAAACGACCAACGTTACGAGGGTTTTCGTAGTGGTCCATTACTTTATCACTATATGCCATTAATCTTCTTTACACCATCGTTCTAAATGATGAATGTATTCGTGAATACTATGGTCACTGAAATTATCTATACGCCCACTTTTAATACCCATCCACATACCACGCAACTTATCTTTGACCAATTGCCAACCAGACAAATTTCTGACCAAACCATGTGCGTTAATGTAACGAGATTCGCCGTGATGTTTATAACCCATAAAGACTGGAGGAACAGTGGTCACAATATCATTATTGTTTCTCCAACGATAATGTGTTACAGGTAAACTTTTACAATACTTATTCCAACCAACACGTGGGGAACCATAGGTGTATAGTTCTTCCACTTCAACGTCAGGAATCTTTTCCTTGTCAAGAGAACATCGTGCAGCGACGATTGTCGCCATTGCAGCACCAAGACTGTGACCTGTTACCCACACCTTTCTCTTACCAACAGCTTTAGGACTTAAGTCTTCTAGAATCATAGGCCATAGTTCATCAACTTCACCCTTGAATCCCTTGTGCACTCTACTGACCGTCTCGGATAAAACTGGAATTGCTCTTAGGTCTGCTTTGATATCATTAAATTCTGTGGGTTGAGTTCCACGACATGCAATTACCATGTCATTTTTGTTTTGAAAACGATATGCTTGAGCACCATCTCGATTATAAAACTCTACTTGAGTGAAACCATATGCTTTAACAGCTTTCTTCGCTTCTTTTTCATCAAGGTATGCGATACTGCTCAGATTTGCAAATAGTACACTTCTTTCTTTATGTGATAGTTTACTAATCATTTCTTTTTCTCCAGTTTTTTGATTCTTGCATCAAGTTCGGGCCACACGTCAAACTCGTGTAGTTCTTTACACGGGTGACTGTGTTTTTCTAACTGTGCAATACGAGATTCAAGTTCATCAATTTTTTTGGTGACTTTAGGATATTTCTTTCGCCACGCTGTGGGGTCATCCTGCAACCATTCCCATCCAAATTTATCGACGAGTGAATCTAAGAAAAGGTCGAATTTAGCATAACACCAGAGTGCCATATGAGTGTCTTTGAACCACGCCAAAAACGCAGCGCCAAAAACAGAACCGGCGATAGCTGTGTATATCCACAGCGTATCACCGAACATAGCGGATAAGGTTTCCATGTAAAACTCCCAGATGAATTCTAGGAGTATTTATATTTTAAGATTCAGTTAAAAATACTACTTTATCTTTATGCACTACAATTTCTTTACCTTCTCTTTTAATAGGCAAGAATTTTCTTTCATCATTCATGACATCAGACAAACGTGAACCCGTTGGTAAATAGATTTCACAATCAAGCCAACGAGTCCCGTCCGATAACGATACTATAACTTTCACTATTCTAAAGGTTTCCATACTTTATATAGTCACCAAGTGAATCGAATCTCTGTTTCGAGTTTAGTCTTTGCTTCTTCGCCTCGTTCACGTTTGCCTTCGAGTTTACCCTTGACAATAAGCGTGTCAGACAAACGAGTCTTATATCCTGCTTCCCAAGACGAACCACCTGTCATGTGTCCACCTTCAAAGTAAATCTTGTTGCCAGTGAGTGATTTTTTCTCATAACCGAAACGAGTGTGGTGTACTGCGTCAGTAGAAGCAAAGTCTTTGAAGACATGTTCTGATTTGATTTCTATATAGGGACTTGCTTTGACTGAACAAGTAGCTAATAAACACAAGACGCCAATTACTATGATTAAGTATCTCATATTAAGATTCCTTAAATTTATTAAAATTCCTTTTTATATAGAAAAGATGAGATTAATTCTCATTAAGTTTTAGCGAACTTAAATAAAAAATAACGGTTTCTTTAATAAGTAACGACGAACCTTAACTGAGTCTTAACTATGGAAGCAGTACTTGTGTTTTTGCTTTTAGTTCCAGGTGGTATTGTTGCGGACGCGTTAGTCAAAAACAAAATCGATGATTGTTGGGAACGCGGAGAATCGTTCTGCGAGTATCGCATGAAACCCTTTAACTCTCTCAAGCGTAAGCGATACCTTGAATCACTAGACGGTGGTATTGATTACAAATTAGAATGTGAAGTTTGGATGGAGTATGATCCTGAGTATGCTAAGACTCTCAAGCAATGCCAACCCGAACAGCGGGACGTATAAAAAAAAGGGCACCCGTAGGTGCCCTCCCGCTGAGTCAGAATACTACAAACCCCAACACCAACCCTATGTTCAGTCCAATACTGCACATAAGAAGGAACTGGTGACTGTATCGGACTTCGCGGGTTTCAAAAACCCTGCAGCCCATTTACTCCTCCTCATCTAACACGATATAAGCGATATTTGATTTGTTCAAATGAACCTCAGCACCGCTTGGTTGAATGAAAGGTATGAACATTCTATCATCGTTCATAATCCAAGGAATGACATCCTCAGATTTGAGCGTGTGAGTTTCTTCACCCGTCAATCTACCATGTATCGTGTTTCCATTAACAAACGTTACTTTAACACGCATGAGTCTGTACTCCCTATCCTTAGTCAGCGAGAGGGTTGTCCAGTGCAGTTTGAATCTTACTATTCAAGCGATCTTCAACCGCTTTGATTTTCAGTTCTGTATCTGTCTGTAAACTCTCCCTACGATTGTCAAAACGTTCAGTCGCCTTGTCAATCATATCTTTGACTTTATCTTCCATTTCCCGATTCTGGTCTTCGATTCTGTCCACATTCTTCTCCATCCGATTGAAGTCATCTCTCAGATCGTTCTTAATGCTTCTTGAGTAATCAATCGCTTCATCTAGTTTTGTTTCGATGACATTGTTTCGTGCTTCTATCTCTCCCACATCGATATTCTGGATTATCTCCTTCATGTCCATGTAGTCCTTATAGAATTCGAAACCACCCCAAAGCGCACCACCCGCAGTGGATAATGCTGTGAGAAGAATCATCATCTTCCCACCTTTGAAGGTCATTCCTGCAAATTCTACTTCAGCCATGTTTACTCCTCATCGTCAGCAAACTGCAAATTACGCAGCTGCGCGACCTCTGCTTGTAATCTTTGTATCTCTAGTCTTCTTCTTTCGAGTTCCAGCTTATAGAGAGTGTTACAGTTAAGACGTTCTTTAGGTTTGTCTAGCGGAATCGTAATCTTCGCATAGACGCCAACGTCTTTGACAAGTTCGTTCGAGTCGTAATAGTCCGGCATGGTATAGGAACTTCCGAACCTATTATTGTACGGACCATTTTGGTTTAGAATACCCACAACGCCAAACTCTAGTGCCGTAGCACCACCGATAGCGTTAGAGCACTCTAAGTTACCCGCTCTTACTCTGTCTGATGCATATGAACCCGGCGATGACGGTAATGCCAAGTTCAAAGAACTTGACTCCGCATACACTCGGTCACATACAAACAACAACAACACAAATAACAATATTCTCATAAGTTTCATTTCACTTTCGAGCAAATCCTCGAAGCCATAATTGATTTCGTAGATCCGTCTTGGAGTGTCAGAGACTTAGTGCAAATATAAGTTACTCTATCTCTGTTCTTCTCCTGAATATAGACATCAAATCTCTTTGTATCAAGATACTCTACATTAATAACTTTCCCGCCTTGGACAATAAACGGAATCTTGTTCCACTCACTGTCATAAACGTTTACCCTATAATACCTAATGTCATCACGCTTATTGAATAGTTTCATACTTGCCTTCAACGCACCCGTAATATGAGTTGTTTCCAACTTCGGGTATGTTGGAGTAAAGTCGTGGGCAAGCGAGGCTTGCCCACTTAGTAACGTCAACAACAACATGATCTTTTTCATATGATTTTCCTTAAATTGCGATACACTCAGCAGTTACAACCGCTTGGTACTGACCGCCAGGAAACGCCTTATTGTACCCATAATCAGCTTCTGATTCTACTTTAAACCACGTAGAACCTGCGATTGAAAGGTCAATTTCGGTTACGTTATCATACTCTACTTTACTGGTATCATAAGCAGACATCCCGGCATCGCTAACTTGGTCAACAGACGTGCTGCCAGTCCAAGTAACGACATCGTTCAAGACAGGAGATTCGGTAAAGGAAGTAGGATGAGAAATTCGAGCCATATAATAATCAGCCTGAATCACATCAAACCGTACAACCGGATGTACACCGCCAGATGCACTCGCCGTAGTGAGTACTTCGGGTGATGCGTTACCGTAAACTCCCGCAGTGTCTTGCGTTACGATGCACTTAGATTCCACTGAACCGCTAATGGGAATCTCTTCCGCAAACGCACTAGCACAAAAGGTCATAAGTACCGCCAATGATATAAAAGTTTTATTGAACATTGCTGTTCTCCCTTTTTGGTTTGTTTACTACTTTTCATACTGTAGTCGGACAAGTTCTTGATGCTTCATTTCTGAAGCAAGCCCTTGTCTCAATCCTCTGCTGTTCGATGGTATCTTTCCGTCAGGTGGCATTGCCCCATCCGGATAAGATCCTCCGACCAGTTGAGCTTGGTAAGACTGAGGTAGTTGTCGTATTGCCATCAACATATCGTGCAAGCGTTGTGCATCACCTGCTATGTCAGTCTCATTAGCAATACCGAGTAACTGCTCCAGTCTCTTTTCAATTTCTTCTACTTTCTCTAAAGCCTTTTGCCTAGCCTTTTCTTTCTCGTCATCTTCTTGTGCTTTCCTATTTGCTTTCCGATCCAACTCTTCTTGTACCACATCGTCTTCAAGAGGATCATAAACTTCGACCTCGTTTAATTCAATCACAAAAGGGTCCTGATAGCCTGGACACTGAGGATTAGACTGAGGGTCAAAACAAGGGTCATACTGATATGTGTAATACACTTCCGGATTTTTGACCGTACCAAACCCCTCAACCTCAATTGACCCAGCACCCCAGTAAGAGATGTCGATGTAATCTACAGGCACCGCTTTGTTAATTGAATTGCCTGGTATACCCGACCAATCATCAGTCGAACGAAAAATATAACCAGGCCCTCGTGCATTTTCGTTCTGCACATGAACCAACATATCGTCCTCAGTGTTCTTCTCAACTTCGTATCGATACACTACATTGCTTACCTGCAACCCTGCCTGCTGTGGGAGCACACGAGTCATTACCCAGTTCAAACCAAACTGTGCAGCATTGTTCGTTGTCCCGTAAACAGGTGAGGTGTCAAACTCTTCAGATAAGGAGTAACAAGAGTAAACTAGCAACACCAGCACCGCCAAGCAGCGTCTTAGTACCTTCATTCATCCCTTCCTTTTCTTTCATGCCAGGTTGAGCTTCTTCATTGGTAACCCATGCTGCTTTTGCTTGCTCCCCAATCAATCCGTCATACGGACATGGTGTGCCAGCCATCATCATCGCGTCAAAGACTCTTGGGTCTTGACACATCGTAGAAACTGCTGCGACTTTCATACCCATATCGTACAAAGTCTTAGACAGTTTGAGTCGTTCACAGTTCTCGTCTGTTACCTGAGTGCCAGTCGAGATACCTAGAATCTGTGTTTGAATTGCACCAGCAACTCCGAACGTACATAAGTCTGAGTTTGACGTATTAATCGTTGGAGTAATAGCTGACGCGGGTGGCGACTTTAAAGTCGTTGTCGTTGTCGAGTTTGTATTCACATTGCTATCTGTGATTGATTCAGTTCGAATCGTGTCATCAGGGGGTGTCACTTCTTGTCCAAATGTCACACTCGCACAGAAAGCCATAACAAAGAATAGTAAGTATCGCATTACCATATCCTAGTTATAATGTCAGGTATATTTATAAGATTTAATCTTCAATCCAAGACATAGAGATAGCATTACGAGTTATTTGCTGGGAACTTCTAATCAGAACAGACACTTCATTGCCTGGAGGGATTGCAATTCGAAGGTCTTCTAGAACTTGAGTACCTGAACCACCCGCTTCAACATCAAAGATATACATTAATCTTTGGTCTCCCAATGTCACTACGGAAGTTGTATTAGAGGTGGATACTGAAGAAAATTCGTTTATAGAGTTGAACTCTCTGGTGTCTGCTACTCCTGTTGGGTTTAGAATTAGAGCAACTGTAACAGGACCAGTACCACTAAAAGCGCAATTAATATTTTTTAATATTATTTCTCTTGTGTTGATTTTGTTTCTAAACACTCTATTATTGGCCGCTGTTAAAACGTGATACCAAGTGTTGGCATTTAGGTTAGTAGTACTTTCTCGGAAAGTTGCAGTTGGTAATTTTGTAGTATTGATCAGTCCTTCGATAGCACCCATCATCGACGCACCTTCAACCACAATACTTGTACCATCACCACCCAGTGATGCGGCAACATAACCAATTTTCAGAGAAGGGTTATCGATGTGAACATCAGTGTTACGGTTACTATAATGCTCGTGATGAAAATGAATCATATCACCATTGGTGGGATTCTCGATAGCATAACGAATCTCTCCAGCGCCCAACCAACGGAAGTTGATTTGATACACATTGAGTTTCTGTGGGTCGATAGTAACTTTGGATGGACCATTTCCATCTAAAGTGTCTTGATTAAATTCTGCTTGAGGAGTCCATAGATCCGTGTGTGCCACACCTGTTTGTTGAGTAGTAAGTGTAGCAGAAGTACCAGTGTAACTAAAAGCACCTGCTTTGGGACCAACACTTGTTGCCAAGAAACAAACTTTATCGTCGTAAGTTTCAACAATCCAACTAGCATTACCCGCAAAAGCATCTGCAATTTTTACTGCCGCTTCTTGATTAGTATCAGTAGAAAGAATTGCTACTCCAGTGCTAACACCGTCCAGTTCTACCTGTACAGTTTCAGTTGCAGTGGCAGTTACAGTGAGAATTTCAATATGTGCTTTACCGCCGTTCTGTCTCAGAACACCAAACGATGTTCCATCATAACCAACCTGAACTGCTTGTTCTTGTGTAAAGAAACCCGCACGTTGTGTATACCCAGCAACACCAGTACTAAACTTTGCGGTGAATCTTCCCAGTGCACCTTGGCCGGGACGATATCTAACAGCACGTCGAGAACGAATAACCCCATAGGAACCAATACCGGTCGCATCAGTTGTCACTTGCATCAATGTGTCAGTGGTAGTTGCGGTGCCTGGATTTCCGGTAAAGGTGCCGGTAAAGGTTTCAAACAGTTGTGGATCTAATCCGTAAAGTCCATCCAATTGAAAAACTGGATTGACCGGAATAGAAATATTCTCACCAAAAGCAGATCGTGAAGTCGCACCTTCGTTGTGAATACGACCATATTGGTCTGCGACCATCTGAACTTCGTATAACACATTGTTATTTCGGTTCAGCGTCTGTTTATTGGTATCAAACTGCGCCATTAGTTGCTCTTATTGTTCCAAAGATCGAATAATGTTTCAATCTTCTCGGCTTGAGTTTCAATCTCAGATTCGTGACGAGATTGTGTAATTTCCATTCTATTGAAATCTTTCAGCTGCGTCTCTAACAACTGAATACGAGTTTCAAGATACTTTATCTTTATCTCTTGTTCATTATTTATCTTAACTGATTGTTGTACCTCTTCAGGTGGTGCCCAGTTGTTTCGGAATTCAGTATTAACCTCAACCACTTTTTCGAGTGCTTGAATCTTACTGTTCTGAATCATATCATCGGGCAATGCACCTAACTCTCCAAGAGGCCACTTCTGTCTAAAATGAGAGTTCTGTTCAATATATTGACTTGCCAAGGTCAAGTCTCGCTCGAGAAAAGTGATGCGTTCTACCAGTTGGAAATAACCCATCACAACAATGCCCGCTGTGATAATTAATCCAATCAAATTACGAAGCGGTATAGTGATAGCAGAGTCTTCGCTTACATCAAAACTTTTATTCTTCATCTTCTTCTTCAACTACAATAACACATTGTAAATGTTCTTCTCGAATTTCGATTGTTTCTTTTGGTTCGATAATATCAACAATCTTAGTACCGACCCATGAACCAAAAGTAATTAGAACACCTATCAAAATGTATTCCATTACTCTTTCTTCTTATTACCCACCGCATCAGCCGCAAAGAATGCAGACACTAACACTGCAATAGAGGCAAAATATGTTGGTGCAATATCAGCAATCAAACTTGCTGCGGTATCTAAACCAAACAATGATGTGCAGAAAATACCAAAAGGATATAACAACAATCCTATTAATGAAAACCAAGCCATCTTACGAATAGCATCACGTTGTGCATCTTGGTCTTCTAGTTCTTTCCTTTTAAACTCTAAGTCCATATGTGCTTCGAGTTCGTCCATAGAGATGTGTCCATCTCCGTTAGCATCCGCTGCGGCTAATTTTTCATCAACTGTTTTCTTTGCTGCCATCTTTCTTTACCTCTTCGTCGTTTGATTGTTCGGCATCATCATTAAAATAATGTTTTGTCCAATCATGATGAAGAGGGGCTACACCATTCACGGGAGCCTCATGCAACATTTTCACATCAGATTCTTTGTTACTCATTTTGTTGTGTCTTTGGGTTTCTCAGGATTAAGATGACCTACACGTTTTTCGCCTGGACGCAACTTGGAAAGTTTAGTAACTCGACCTGCCTTTGAAGCATCGTCGTGACCTTTTTCTTCTGTGTCATCGACTTCGGGATTCTCCATATCATGGTCTTTCGCCATATCCTTTGCCGCTTTACCCTTATACTTGTCAAGCATGGTTTCACCCTTTGCAGCACCCTTAGAACGTTCTGCGTAGGTCTTACCTTCTTTCATTTTTTTCTTAGAAGCGTGTGAATGATTCTTTTCTGAGACAATCGTGAGTTCTTCGACAGGAACATCAAACTCAACACCGTGTTCAAACATTACATCGTAGTGAGTGACGATGGCAGTACCGTCTTCTTGTTCTACTAATGTATGTTCGCCCGGAATACACTCACCATAACCCCACTGTTCAGATGTTACGTGTGATGCACAATCGTGCTTGAGAGCTTTAGTTGCTGACTTATCGTCCATATCTTCTTCAGACATTTTCTTCTTTTCAGCAGAGTCGTACTTAGAACATTCGGGGTCGTGATTCTCTGAAGAACCGCCACACTCAGCACACTTCTTCATACCATCCTTATCCATATCCTGTTCGACTTCTTCACTCTTAGCAATTGCCTTACGACGCTTGTGAAGATACTCATCTGATGAATCGACATCACCATCATTGTCGATGTCTTTGTCATCACGGTCAGCGTGTTTGCCTTTCAATTCATCTTTATCGACAGGATCAAGTTTTTTATTTTTTTTCTCAACAACTTCCTGCCAAGCTGCTGTGATACTATCAATTAATTTACGATCCATGTCGTACTACTCCTAGACTAATTTTACAACTTCGTTAATTAATGCAACAATAATTGCTGCACCCACACCCCATGTAACCCTTGAAACGATATCTACTCTTGCTTTGACATCGTGCATACATTCGTGTACATGGTCCAGTTTCTCAGAAAACTTGTTTGCTCTCTGATGAGACTCCTCTCTTCGCATCTCAAGGTCTTCTATCTTGGTGCTCATTACGGCAGTGGTTGTGGTTAAATCACCCACCGCGTTTGTAATCTTGTCAATTTTCTCTTCAATGCGTTCAAGACGCTTTGCTTGTGTTTCTGCCATTCTACCTTATTCCTGAATGTCTATTACTAAATCGTTCATTCCTTTAATGACTCTATGATACATCATTGCAGGAATATGGTATTGTTCACCTTCTATTAACTCTATCGGCAATTCACCATTGTACTGCAACTGCCAACCTTGTCCTTCTAATACCGTGATAACTCTATCTTGTCTATCACGATGCCATTCAAACTCTTCGGATTGATTGTGTATCGTTCTTATACTTTCGTTATCAGTATAAGGTTTACCAGAAGTAGTTTCCACCACCACTCAATCCTAATTGTTTTGCATAACGAGGTAAACGACACGCCCAATAGGCTGCCGTTGTCTTATCATTCTGTTGCGAACACTTATGTCTCGCAGCAAACGACTTACGGGCTTTAGGGTCATTCAACTTAACCTTTAACCCTGTAGTATCTCCCCAAGTAACTTTCTTAATGTTACCCGTTGAGGGGTCCTTGACATATACGTAATACTTTTTAGGACCACCTGCCTTTGGTTTGTTCAACTCAGGTTGCGCCTCTTCAAACATAGGTCGTTCAAGAGGAACGTTTCTACCTTCGAACAAAGCGAACTCTGGTTCGGCATCAAAGTCGGGTTCACGGCAATCGTCGCAACACGCTTCGTTAATAAACGCCTTAAATGTTTTCACTTAGCTTTCCCTAAGATTTTCCATACCGCTGATGCCAACTTAGCAACAGGCATCTTTTCCATTTTCTTTTTGTTTGCATCATTGACTTTATCATATACAGTCAAGATTGCGTTAGCAGTCTGCATGTCCAGACCTTTCTTTGCACCTTTGTTCTTAACAACATCACGTGCAAGGTCAATAGCGTTTGCTTCATCAAGTTCGACTGATTCATTCATTGACTTGATATGACTAATCGCAGCCTGCTTTGCTTTGGTAAATGATTGAAAGGTTTTCCACTCTTTCCCGTCAATGTGCACAACAACGGGGTCAGTCATCTTTTTGCCTTTACGGAGATGTGTGTGAGTGTGGTCTTTACCATTCGCATCCTTGTAAACATAGGAAGCAATAAATTTCATTCCTGCGGGAACCTTCGATGCTTCGTTGACCGACTCAACGTACATATTCAACTCGTACTTGCGACCTGTGTTGTACACTTGAACGTGAAGGTTCTGTTTCTTGTCTGTCTTGAGAATATGCGATACGGTTTTGCCAGTCGAAGGTTTTCTTGGGCCTGATGCGACTTTACTATCGATTTCATCAGGACGAACAGTTACACCATGTTTCTTCTTAGCATGGGCATATGCGTGTTGCATTGCCGCAGAATACGTATCGTGATAGATGTCATATCCAGTCGCAGACTTACCAGCATCTCTTTTTTCTTCGATTGACTCTTTGATGCTGTAGGAATTGATAGTCGCTCCCATATCACCCAATGCGAGGGTTGCGTCTTCACCATCTCGACTATAAAGATGGAACTTCATTCCACCAGGCTTATTGGGGTCAACCATATTGACCTTATCAACGTTGTACTTTGCACTGCGTGATTTACCTTTCACCATGAAGGTACGTTTAGTGCTACCTCTAATGCCAGAACCATAATCGATTGTAATCATGGAACCTTTCTTGAGCTTGTCAAAATCTTTACGAGACACTCTGGTTGCTTCATCAAGTTCGACTGATTCTTTTGCATACTTCTTCTTAATCTTGTCGTATGTGACACCAGAATCGATTGCCTTCTTGACCATCGCCTTTGCTTGACCTTGAGGAACCTTATACTTCTTCATCACCATCTGAACTGCTTGGTCCATGTTCTTAGATGAACCGATAGTTGTCAGAATGTCTTTGATATCTTTGATGGTTGTTTCATCAAGTGACTCAAGCGTGTTAGGAAAATCTTGATTTACTTGGTCGGTTGCTTCTTTTACTTTATCAGGAAGACCTTTGTGTTTTGTCTTTGCAAAATCTTTGACATCCTTTTTCTTCATCGTCTTAGCTGCTTGAGCAACTTCGGGAGAAGGTGCGTCCATTTCACCTTTCTGCACAGCACGAACCATACCCATAAACTTTTGCTGTTGTTTCGATACTGACTTCTCGTCAAGTTTTCCACGAAACTGTTCAAATGTGTAGGTCGCTTTTGAAATGTCGGATTTATCCACAGTAACTTTTTTCCCTAAAAATTTTAAAAGGTCCATGACTTTCTTAAAGTTTCCTTTCTCGATATAAGTTCCCGCAACGTGTTTTGCTGCGTTCTTAAAATCTTTTTGTCTAACTTTAAGAGATTCTTTTTTAATGTTCATAACTTCTATTTATATTACGCCAAATCTTTATCGTGATTGAGACCACCTTTCTTCTTTTTAACGATAAACGCATTGACCCTAGCATATCCCCATTGTTGTGGAGTAGTGCCTGGACGATGGCCCGTTTTCCATGCAGCAACACCACGGTCATAAACTTTTTTTAATGTTGCCCTTGAAATACCAGACTTCGCAGCTTTGTCTGCGAGAGCGTCTTCGGTAATCACGTAATCTTTAAACTTCATTGTTTTTACCCTTATGTTTAACATAACCTTTTTTAGTGGCTTTCTTCTTGTCTGTATGAACAGTCGCTTTATTAAACTTGTGTGCAAACTTAGCAACAGGATTTTTCGTACTTTCTTTTCGTGGATTCGTTTCTCGTGCCTGTCTTCTTGCTTTGGTAATCCTAGCCCTATCAATCATTCTATCGTGACGAATCTTATCAGCGTCCAGTTCACGATTGATAACTTTTCTAACAGAAGAAACTTCATCGTCTCTACGGAATTTTTCACCAAACATTTTGTTGTATGCTTTGGTATACTTGGAAGGCTTGGTTTCTGTGGTCTTATCGCCTGGCGCAGGTTTGTATGCGTTAGGGTCATCATCGTCCATCTTAGACTGTCTCTTAAACTGACGGTCTCTAGCAATCTTCTGCGCCTTAGATAAACCTTTGTGATAACGAGCAGGTTGTGTTCCCTTTCTCTTACCAATCTCTTTGTCTTGCGGAGTATCGGTTTCTTCGTTAGGCGTAATCTTCTTCGCCTTCTTAGTAGATGCAGGAGTTCCCCATTCAGGTTGATTCGATTCAATTAATTCAATACCGTCCAACCATTGGCGTGTTACTCTACCTTCATCTAATGCTACAATAACATAGTTTGTGCCCAGACGATAAATCTCACCTTCTTTCATCGTATCTTTTACAAGAACTCTGTCACCAGGCTGGAATAACTCACCAGCGATATACTTTTCTCTGGTTTCAGAAACAACACCTAAATCGACGTGATTCTTAAATTCTTTGGTTTCTTTCAAACCCATTCCAACACGAAGGTCATTGAAAAGACGCTTAGCGTCTCTGTCAGACATTGATGATGGTACGCCCTGTGAGAATGTAGTAAAATCATTATTCGCAACATTCGCACGTTGTTTGGAGGCAGACATACCCTCAACACCTTCAGCATCGGGGTCACGGTCACCCGCAGATACTACGTTAATCTTTTCAAAGTTGTAGAATCCGTGTCTCGCTTTGGTACCATTGTATTTGTTCAATAATGTTTGAAACTCAGTAATGCGGTCAGCACCAACAACCATAGTGATTCTATTAAATCCTTGATTGTGGAGGGCTACAGCAATGTCGAAAGTGTTCCTAACTTTCTTATCAAGAATAACATTACGAGCATGTTTTGGGAACATTTTACGAACATGTTTTATTTTCTGTTCGTAAGATAATGGATTCTTCTTTGGGTCTGAAGATTGGGAAAGATACACATAATAGGGGTTACGTCCAGCCTTAGTGGCAAGAACTGACATCAACTTTCCATGACCAATAGTAGGAGGATTCATCCTTCCAAAAGTAAAGAATGCCTCTTTGTTTTCTTCTACTAAGAATTGTTTAAATGAGGGTATCATTATTTCGCACCAGTTTGAACCTTTTTACGTTTTCTTTCCATTTCTTGTTTTCTCGCAAGAGGTAATGTCTTGCGAACTAAATTCTGAATACGTGATTGAGGCAGTTTGTCGATGCGGGCTTCTATTTCTTTTCTACGTGCAGCGGGGACTTCGTTACGAGATTTACCCTTTGAAAATTTTAGAAACAGTGTGTTTCTTACCTGTTTCATAGTTCTCTTTTTAAGAACGTCGATTGAAGCAGTCTTACGTGCTGCTTTGGCGCGGCCGAGTTTCAACTTCGCTTTCATTCTTTTCATCAGACGAGAACGAGCACGTCTCTGAGAAAAATTCAGAGCCTCGTCTTGTTTGCGGTCTTTCGCATTTTTACTGATTTGGTCATCCATTCCGGGCGTGTAGTCCACGGTCTGAAAGTCCCTGAAACGAAGTGGTTTGGCCACTTTTAATTCCTCGTCGGTTTATCCCATCCCTTCAAAATATTTGGCGAAAAGTTGTTGTATGAAAATTCCAATCTATCAACAATCTTTACCGCATCACCACCTAACTTATCGATTGCTACGTAACCCTCAGCACCCGTTACTTTAAAACCTTTAGTCGTTTTAACAAAGGTGTCGATGTTTTGCAATCGATTAAGTTTATTTATAAGTTTCATTTTCGCAAGAACAATTAATTTCTGAAGTCGGAACATATCGATGAGGTTGACTTTATTTTTGAGTGAGAAGAAAGAGAGTAACTCATCTCTCTTCTGTCTTTGTGTCGCCTTTCCAGCGGAAGTTTTTCTTTTAGCTATTTCTTTACCGTATTTACCGTGAATCCATCGAATCAACTTCTCAGTATGTGCTACTTCGTTTCCGATGACGGCGCCTTTTCGGACGAAGGTGTTGTTGTAGGTTTCGATGTGTTGTGCGAGGGTGGGGTTTCCTTCCAATTCTCGTAATGTCTTCCCGCTAATAGAATTAAATAAAACTCCAATTTGTGATAGAAGTTCGTTAACATCTTCGGTTTCTCTCTTAGTCATCGTTGCATTAGTTACGTCTCGCAACATTGCATCTTGTGACCATACATTGGAAGATGATTTTAAAGATTTAACATCAACGCCATATGAAGCTCTCATGGTTTCAAATGTTTTTCCAGTGTATGTTGTGTGCCAAACAATTCCTATTTTGGCTGCTCGAATAGGTGCAGACTGTTCGTATGGTACAGCGTATACAATTGTGTTGGGGTGAAAGGTCACATACCTTTTACCATCAATATTTTCGGTGGACAAATCTCCACGTCCAAACAGAAAGTCGCCCTGAATCACCCCTTTGATTCCCAAAGCAGGTAAATATCTCAGAGCGTCTTTCAGTTTGGTTGAGAGGTCGCCTGACGTGTCAGCATCGATCTCAGTTTCGGTCTTATAGACCTTTGGGTTCTTATTAAAGATACCCTTTTTGGCAACAAAGAACTGCCCGTCCCTTGGGTCAGTACCAGCAAAGATAGCGGGAGCTCCATCCCACTTAACCGACACTCTACCCTCCTTCTTGCCTGAAAGCATGTCTCTCAAATCACGCAGCGCAAAAATAGCTTGACGTGTCCCGTTGACACCACCATAGAGAACCTTGTCCTCGATATGGGTCATGTGCGTATTTTTTTGTTCTGTTAAAAAATCTGAGAGTGTTTTCATAATATATTATACTCGTTGGTCCCAAAAAGTCTTACTCAACTCACCACGAGTTGCATCAGCGGTGTCAGTTACTTTACGAACACGAGTATAGACTTGATGAGAACCATCGGTGCGAACACCAGCGGTTTGTTTTTGCCAAAGTGCAGTCTGTTTCCCGCCTGGGTCTGGCGGATTATCATCATACTGCCAATTTGGATTGCCTGGAATGTTTTGCCACGCCATTGAAAATATCTCGCAAAGGTTTCATACTATTTATACAATTAATATAGTTTGACAAAGTAACTTGATTGGTCCGTATCCGATTGTGCGTAACGAAACATTTTAGTTGTGAATTCGTTTCTCTTTGCAGCTGTACTACTCATAAGAATATCAACAAACTGCATACATATTGCTTTACTATTTTTAAAATTATAATCAGACTCTTCCATAAAGCCCATAAACTCTGGTTTTTCCATCAGAGGTTTACTGGGTTGAGACTTACTATTATATTTTTTATACAACTCGTATAGTTGTTCTTGAAACTTACCGTTAGTTTCATTCTGTTTAATCCAGTTAAGGTAGTCTCTTTCAGAACCAAACCCGCCGTATATTGTTTTTCCGAATACTTGTTGACAATAGAAGTTTACATTACCGCCACCAATCTTACCACCAGCTGCAGCACCACCTTTAATCTCACCTTGCCAAGAGGTGTCACCACCAAAGGTTCTAAATTGAACATCACCTTCACTGGTCTTCACATAGATGTCTTGTGAATTGAAGAAGTCTCCCGTTTTGCCGTATGTGAAACTTAGAAACTTATACGATGGTCTGCTTGCTAATTGACTGGGCGTGTTGAACTCTGTCCACTTAGCTTTTGCCTGATTTGCGGATACTTTCTTAAGCGATATTCCTAACAACTTACCTTTTTTTGCTAGGTCATATACCGCAGAATTAAGTTCACCCCAACTACTAATATGTTCTTTTAATGGAGTCTCAGTGGGTCTAAACGTGGAAGCCCAAATATCGCCAGGATTCCATTTATCATTTGAGAAACTACCTGGCGCCTGAGGCATTCCATTTTGTTTATCAATCTTGTGACAGTCTGCCTTCGCTTTGTACACTTCATTCATGAACTTAGAACCACGATGAAAGTATACCACACCTCTCATCTTACTTCCATGTTTGTCATACAGTGTATTGGCAGTCTTTATGTAAACGTCTGTCTCAACCCAGTTTGCAGGACCATTTTTCAAACAATCGTTTAGTGAAACGTCGGCATTGACATATTTCTCGGCTGACTTAAGGTCTTTGGGTGATACGGAAGTGCACTTACCCTTCTTAACATTGAAAACATAGGAACAATAATAACACTGTAAGGATTCAGTATACTTGGTATCTTCAGCACCACCACCAGAACCAGAACCACCACCAAAGTCTTTGTCTTTGAAGACTTTGGTAAATGACGTTTCTTTGATAACTTTAGAGGAAGAAGATTCTTTATATTGAAGAATTCTCTTTTTAGAATCGTACCCAATTCCGACAACAGTTTTACCAGCTTTGGTTGTCCCAATAATAAAAGGTTTTTTATCTTTTATTTTCAAAGAAAAAATTTTATCACGAGTTTCTCCGGCGTAATCACCGGAACTCGCAGTCTTTGAAAAATCTTTTGATTGTAGGGCAGCCATACCCTTATTTATAAATATTTTTCCAGTATTCTTTTTTTCTCTCGGAACAAGCGTCAACAATGTGTTTTCTTTCGTTTTGGTCGAAGGTATCCCACCATTGAATCTCAGTTAACAAACGAAAACAACCGATGCACATTTCATCGGTATCTAAAACACAAACCCCCAAGCAGGGGGAGTATACGTAATCTTTTTTGGGGTTCATCTTTTGAAATCGATTTTATCACATTCGAAACGTTCGATGCAATTTTGAATTTGTCTCTTCTTAATTGCAACGTCCATCTGAGCTCTAATTTTCTGAGCACGAACGTAGTCATCAGCCTTTTCGACATAAATTTCTTTAATCTCGATTTCACCCTTTTTAGTGAACTCTTCTTTCACTTCTTTAATGATGAACGCTGCAGCAAGAATATCACCGATATTGGTGGCCTTCGCAGGAACAGCAAACAAAATTAACAACAAAGCAATCAGAACTTTTTTCATGATGATTTCCTTATTTACGAGGTAATTATCTCAGGTATTTGGGGAAATGTCAACAGCGAAAAATGGAGATAAAGTGGAAGATTTACTTCCAACTTACCGCCATTTCCCATGCCAAAAAATTCACTTTTATACAGTAAAAACTAGGCGAGTGGGTTTCTAGATATATAAAAATGGAAGGTAGGAGAGCCAATTCTTTGTATTGTTTCCAAGTGTTATCCATTTCAAATCGAAGGCCCCTATCGAACACACTATTTTTAGACATCATCAAAATTCTCCAACAGCTGACTTATACGACTGAGTTTCTACTGCTTCACTTACCGTCTTTGCTGTCGCAAAGATTTGACGGTAAATAACCCCCTTGTCATTATATATATTCGCACTGGGGTAACCTTCAGAGTTGCGTTCCATTTCAACCAGTTGACGTTCTTGACTATTTCGAGCAAGCGTACAAGCTTGGTCACGAACGTTTTGATAGATTTCCAAAAGAGAACCTTCATAAGGTCCTAATACGTTAATCACAACGTCATCAGGACACGTTTCCATTTCGACCAAAGTCAATTCAAGTTTTTCCATCATATTACTCCTCATTAAAAAAAAAATACGGTCTTGACATTTCACTCATACCAATTTTAGGAATTTTCGTTTGAAATGTCAAGACCATAAACTTAGTGGACCACATCCATGTTAGGTACTTTTGCTTTGTTCAGTACACCATCGACATACCAGTCGAAGAAAGTGGCAGGACCCCAAGCATCAGCAGCACCCGTATCGAAATACGCATCGTGAATTGCTAAACCAACTTTGTCTGCGACATCATCACGACCATCTTGAGTCAAGTACCAACCATCCGGTAAGGTGTGGTCAGCAAGAGTACCAAGGTCAAGGTTGTCCATGTCCAACAGCGGTTGAACAAAGTAATCAAAAAAATCATTTCCATCCATTATACAAACTCCTCATTATCAATTTCTCGTGCTTCTTCCAAAATCTCAACGGCCTGCTCGACGGTGAAACCTTCTTCAGTCAGACGTTGAACAAATTCAAAGTTGGCGGGGAAGCCGGGGTATCCAGCATCACCAAACTCTTGAACAATCTTACCGATTCCGTAGTTTAGAATTTCCATTATGCCATACCCTCCGCTTCAAGTACAAGTGCGAGAACCTCAGTGATACGCTTCTCAATACGAGCATTGTCAGCGTCACACAACTCACCACGAATCTCTAACAGACAATCCAACTCATTTCTCAAATCGTTTATATCCATCTCTATCTCCTTAATTACAAAGTAATTATCGCATGGGAGATATGATTTGTCAACACTTTTTTTAGACTATTTTAGAATAAGAATATAACTTTTTGTTATATGAAGGGACTGTATATTTTCTTCCATTCGTAGGTATAATCAGGAGTTTCCTTAGCTATCCACATTCCACTGTGGGGTTTGAAATGGCGATTTGCAGCTTCCATCGCTTCAACCAAGGTATCAGTTTCAACCAGAAATTTTCTGCCTTCGTAAATCATCAAATAGGTTTTTTCTGTCATTGCGTAGTGCTCGATTGACTAACCTGAACGATGGTTGCCGCAGGATACAAACAACCCAGAGCTCGAGGCATCAGTTGTTTGCACATAATAGCGTCATTGGGCCATGCGCCATAATCGTGTACAAGCGATACTAGTTTTTTCGCACCCGATGGTCTAAGGTAGTAAGCAGAGTTCCCTGGCAGACCCGCAGGATGCGCCTGAGACCGAATATAGGGCACATCGACCACACACTCAGCACTCGTAGCAGACTCTTCAATCTTTTGTTGATACGTATCAGCACGTGGCGTTGCACCACGTTGAGGACGATTGAGAGCAACCACAGACCTAGTAGATGATTCCAAAACATCTAGATTCAGTTTACGAAGGAACACAGCGTCATGTTCAAAGATGAGAAAATCTTCTTCGTGGGTGATACACTCCAACCACAAACGATAATGTGACATGAAACAGGCGATTCGTTTTTCAGGAACAGCCGTCTGATATCCGGTTTTAGTCAAACCAGTTGCGAAGTCCACAACCTCTTGGCCATTCCAAGGATAGTTCCAAGTGATTTGATGAAATGTCATTTCACCTTTAATAGTCTTTGGAGTAGACGCTTCGAAGGGTTCGATATCAAATTTGTTCCACACCTTCTTGGAAGAGTCGATTAGACGATTGGATTCAGCAACTGAGTTACTATCGTCTAGTATTGTGATTACTTTTGCTTTCATAATGAATCAATAAACCCCTGATAGTGTTTGGTCACATCTGGTATATCTAGTGCAATCATCATTCGAATGGTTTCACCACGAAAAGTTTCCCAGAACTTAGGGTCATATTCTTCGATACTCTTTGCGTTATGTTTCATATCAAAGAACTTAATGATTTTAACTTCGGTGGGAGCCTGTGCAAGATAGGCGTTGTATACCGTTTTCCTAGTCGCACGATTGCCCACAAACTCAGGCGGTTTGGTCAGAAACCAAACGTAACGAGCAACGGTCTCACCAAAGATTTCTTCGATGTCTTCCTGAGTCGCATCCGTATCTTCTACAGTATCGTGAAGAAGAGCGGCCGCGATAACTTCATCTGGTGCTTCTTCTTTTAAAATCAGTTCGTAATAAGCACTCACAGCTTCTGCAACTGCTTCACAATGTGTGAAGTATGCTTCGCCCGTGTACTTCCGTGTTTGACCTTTGTGCTTCATTCCGCCCCAAAGTTTAGCCTGTTCTACTAATGCGCCCACAATAACTCCGTTAAAAATTCTTCCATTTCGAATGCCTCTACTTCCCAAGGCTGTTTGTTATATTTAATCTTGACACCACCACGAGGTCCATAAGGAACCGTTTGACCTTTCCACTTGGTCATCTCGCCGTTCAGTTCTTTGCGAACATACTGTCGAACGTGGGTCAACTCATGAGCAATCGTCGCAGCAATCTCTCGAGCAGTCGCTTGTCGAAACCCACCGTCGATAACAACCTTAGCAACCTCAACGATGAACTCGTCTTCGTGGTCACCAACCTGAGCATAACCAAAGGCACCTTCAGCACAAGCGATTGCAAACTTGATATGAATATCAATTTCACGCTTAGTGAACTCACGAGGAAACAACTCGTCAATCACTTCTTGAGCAAACTCTTCGTAAACTTTACGATTCTTAATGCGTCCGTGGAAGTGTAAATTAATCATGGTGTTCTCCTCAAATACAAGTGTATTGTCTCATATTTGGGGGCTAGTGTCAACCCGTAAGCCCTTGATTCTAAAGGGGAAAAGGAGAAGGAAAAACCCTAATAGAATCAAGGACTTACAGTAGGGTGAAAAGTGGAGATATAATGGAAGTTTCACTCAGAAGGGTATCCTTCGTACCATTTTACCAATGTATTGACCCGAAATGACCGCCAGGAGTCTTTATCGAGTGACCAAACCACCAAATGGTCAGAACTCTCTTGCTGTTCCAGAATCTCCGGCACGTTGTGATTAGACAACTCAGGATTGAGTGTGCTAGGCATGACTCTTAGTTCATCAGTGTCAATTTTAGTGAACTCTACCGTCACTACACCTTTCTTTGCGGCATCAACAAACCCTTTGATGTCGGTATGTTCTTTTCTAGTTTTCATGCAGCCCTCTCTTTGATTATTAAAGTATCTTTAGGCAAAACAAATCTCCAACCGCCGTTAACAAACGCACGAATGGGTCTTTTCGCCTGAGTCAGTAACATTACTGGAGATAGGTCTTCACCAAAGTCAATCATTCGGTCCATATAGACCTCAGCATCTTGTAGGGTTTTAAATTTACCTACAAACTCTTTGTCGTTTTTAACGACTCGCACTTCGAAGTCTTTCAGAGTTTCCAACTCTTGTTGTTCTTCTAGGTGAGCGTTAATGATTTCATTACACAAGGCGAGTGGCACTTTTGCCACTCGTTTCTCAAACACTTCATCGAGAATAACTCTTCGATACTTCGTGGGGATTTCTTTGTGTGAACGATAATGAACCATTTCCATGTTATGCTGCCTCCGCATATTCAATTGCTGTGTTAATCGCTTTCAACTTTCGAGTTTGGTTTTGACCGAACCAAGCAGATGCCATTCGAGTATCTGCGCTTCGACCTAACTGGTGGTCAGTCATATAAGTGACTGCGTTTACCGCATTCCACCAAGTGCCAGGAAACAGGTCAGCACCAGGCTGAGTATCGATTAATTCGATAGTGTTCTTGGCAGTCGTTGACAACTCTTTAAACTCTTTTACTTCTTTACGCTTGGTGTTAGCCGCAGGAAAGACAGTGTTCATGAATGTCAACAAATTGTCTTGAGTGTATCGCTTAGTTGCGAGGAAGTTTGCCATATCTTTGTATAACTCAAACTTCTCGTGAGCAAGACCCATCTGTTCTTTAACAGCAGAAGGATTGAAAGTCTTGCGATGGTTAACGATTGCTTCGTTTACAGATTCCATACCTAAAGAGTAGTTCATTGTGTTCTGACACACCACACGAACAGGCGTCATGCGAATGTTCACAGACTTACCATAAATGTGAGGATTAGAGAATAACATGTAGTTATCAACTTGGTCTTTACCAAGAACATCAAAAGACTCTTTAATCTTCGCAAGAACCCAAACAATCTTACCATCCTTAAGAGAACCAGCGGTATGCATTTCCATATCGCCCGCAGCGCAGAACTCATTGAAGAAGTTAAACGCTTCTTCGTTCTGAATAGGTTCCCAGTTATCACCAACCATAGGTGCGAGAACCGTGTTATCAGATTCACGAATCAGGGCATTGGTACCCGTTTGAATAATCTCACCGTCATACATCGCAACGGTAGGCACTTTAGTTACCCGCCAGTCAACACCGGCCTTTCTCATCATCTGCATAGGTGTCAGGTCAGAAGATACTTTCTCACCCAAACCATGCCAGGGTACTTCGCCAGCGTATGCCATTGTTTCAACTTCGTGTGACATTTGTCATTCCTTTTTGATTATTTAAAAACATAGTATACCAAAAATATTTTGAAAACACAACAGCGAAATATGAAAATAAAATGGAAATTTACTGAAAGAATTCTTCGAGCGTATTCACGTCAGTTTGATGTGCACAAACATTTTTCTTATTGTATTTAATATCTTCAAAGGTAAAAGAAGGTTGTTCAATTTTCTTTTTTTCTTTTCGTACTGTGACATCCCACCATTCTAAATCTTTATCTTTGGGATAGTCCCTAGTCCAATTTAAATTAGAAGTCTTCAACATCTTTTTAGCTTTCTTGTTCAGAGGGTAAATGTATCGAAACATGTATCCGTCAATTTTACGAATGCCCTTAGAAACCATAAAGTCGGAAGTCAACCAGAAAATTTTCTTTCGGTTGCTGAAGACGGCGTTTTCCTTACACAGCTCTTTAGTTGAACGTGGATGCAGCTTCTCACCGTTCTCCATCATGTAAACGTTAGTCCAATACTTCTCACCAAAGTAGAAGTTAGATGCTTGATAAACATAACCACACTTACCCATGATACCGTCAGCCATAGTGTAGAGATAAAGTTTATTAGGATGATTCTCTTTAATCCATTTAACTGTTGCTGATAACATTTGAGATTCACTGTTCTTGGGCATATCAGGATGCATACACATCTTTCCAATTTCCCAGTAGTCTTTTGACTCTAGACCAGTAAACATTTTATTGATTGTTGCTTTGGGTTGAGTTCCCCAACCTAGAGTAAGAACACCTACCAAATCATTCTCAAGATAAAATCCGAGAAAGTGTTTGGTAAGTTTAGGCATAACTGGTGAGTAATGATACTTCTGAACAAACTCAGTCGCATCAAACTTTCTTAGTTCTTTGACAGTGTAATTGAATTTAGACATTCTATTATAATATCACAAACTGATAGAACATTCAATCATTCACCTACTGTATTACCGGCATATACTCCATTGAATTGATTGTTAACTCTAATGAAAGTAGCACACTTACTTAATTGTTTTAATGTCCGGGCACCAACATAAGTGCAAGCAGAACGAAGACCACCAAGAATATCATGAATGGTGGCGTCAACGGGCCCACGGTAAGGAATTTCCACAACCCGTCCTTCACTCGCTCGATAATCTTTGAATTCATCTCCTTGCGCTTCCTTTGAAGACATTCCGTAGAATTTAATTTTGTCACCTTCTACAGTTCCACCACCTTCATCATGACCAGCAAGCATTCCACCCAACATTACAAAGTCTGCACCTGCAGCGAACGCTTTTACGATATCGCCTGGAGATGAGCAGCCACCGTCAGCAATAATATGACCACCAAGGCCATGAGCTGCATCGGCACACTCAATAACAGCCGAGAGTTGAGGGTAACCAATGCCAGTCTTAATACGAGTAGTGCAAACGCTGCCAGGACCAATCCCAACTTTAACGATGTCAACTCCACGTAGAATTAACTCCTCTGTTATATCCGGCGTAACCACGTTTCCGGCAATGATTGTTGTGTCTGGAAAGAGTTCACGAATCTCCGAGACTCTTTGAATAAATCTTTCACTATATCCGTTAGCAACATCTACACAGATAAAAGGTAAATCAAAACTGTTCTGTTCTATTTCATATTTATAGGTGAACAGTTTGTCCATGTCTTTATCACTAACACCTGTAGATATCGCATACCAATTGTCTTGGATTTCTTGGTTAGAAGATTTTACTGAACGAATCACATCATAAAAGTCACAACTTTTTACAAGGCACGTAAACAACTTGTGTTTACTTAATTCAAGTGCCATACCAATTGTGCCTACACCATCCATGTTCGCAGCCATGATTGGAATACCACTATAGGTTCGACCACTATTTCTAAATGTATATTTTCTTTCTAATCCAACTTGGGACCGACTCCCCATTGTTGACCGTTTGGGTCTTAATAAAACATCACTATAGTCAAGTTTGACCTCATTATCAATTCGCATTTAACTAATCATCTCCGAAATTTCAGTGGCGTATTTTTTGTTGGTTACAGGAACAGCGTTGGATTTGTGGAGGGTTGCGATTCCGATAACGTAGTCTCCGGTGTATCTTGGAGATTCTTTACTATCTCCTCTCGCCTCTGTTGGAGAAGCCACGCACGATGCGTAGCGTTTTGTCTCAGCCGCTCGTTCTTGAGCGATTGACGGTTGCGGTTTCCATTCCTGAAACTTCGGCGGGACATATTTGACACAGACTTCTCCTTTTGGCTTGCGGGGTTTACGTTTGCGACCAAATTGGTCATACCGAAAACTATTATGTATATGCATTACGAATTCCAACAAATCTCTACACGTGAATCGCCTGAACCATTCCAGTGAACGGTACATCCACATTCTTCTATTAATGGTATCACATCTTTCAGGTTTTTGCAACCCTCTTCGGAACCATCGAAACAAAATAGCGAACCAACTGTTTCTTCAGGTGGATAACAAACAAAACCTTCTACGGTAGTATCGGGTTCGAAGTCTGGTGTTTCATCAGACGGAAGATATCCAGAGCCACCACAATCTTCACAATCCACCCACTCCTGTTCATCGTCTTCGCCATAACTGCCGCCTTCGCCGTAACACGATACACACTCAGTATCAAAATCAACTTCGCAATCTTGTGAGTGATTGAATAAAACTTTGGACATATCCGCTTCGTATGGAACATCATTCCAAGCACACGTCTGACAGCAAGGAAGATTCCAACCAACGAACCATCCCTCTTCGGTCAGTCGTTCCTGCAATTGTCTAAAACCGTTCATTCCACTATACCTAAACTTTTTCCAATAGTGCACTCCAGCTCTTCTACAGAAACGGCATCCTGCATGGTTTCCAGAGCTCGACGCTTGGGGTTTATGTTAAACTTATCCTGAAACCAGAAATTGATACCGTCAAAAGTATCAACTAACCATCTAAAAATCTCTCGCCGTTTGATCATTTTCCGTACAGTTCCTTTTTACCCAACACCATGAACTGCCAGCCGTTTGTTTTACACAGTTGCCTGGCGGATTCCCATTTAGCTTTGTTTATGTCCCACTTCCACTGAAATTGTGGTTTGATTTCCACCATGATGGTTCTGCCATCACGTGCTTCCACCAGAAAGTCTGGATAGTAATTATGCCAGCGATCGTCCTTGGGTGACACATAGGGTATGTGCAACTCTTCTGAACTCCAGCTCACTATCTGGTCTGACCTGTCACAATACAGCATGAACCTTCTTTCCCACAACGAGCGGTAGGTGATCTTTTTCACATTACCAGTATACTTGTGTGGATTGGCAGGACAGAATCTTCCCTGGATTGCAGTTGTTTTCATGGCAGGTCGTTCCTGAAGTTTTTTCTAAAGCTCATATTATCCTTCCTCTTCATCTTCACCAATACAGATTGCTCGATGACGTTTCACCTCTAGATACGCCGCAATCAAATCACGATATTGGTCACCTATAAATGACCATCGGTGTCTCTCAAAGATATCAAAAAAATCACGAGATAACGAGAGTTCTTGCATATGGTTTTGTTCCATTATTGAACGCCCTCATCCATTTGTTTTTGATAATGATTCAGCAATGCGTTATACGCTGCAATAGCTTCCTTATGAAGATAGATTCTATCTTCTTCCAAGGCCCGCATTAAAGCACGAGACAATCGAATCTCTTCGTAGTACGAATCTTCCATTAAGAATTCCTCCACTCTTCATAATCAACTTCATACTCTGCCATCAATTCGACAGCACGTTCAACCTCATATCCAAGGTCCATCAATCTATCAACGAAAGAACTGTCTTCTCTCAACGTAGGATAACCATGCAGTCTCCAATCAACCAAGATGTTCAGCTCAGCACGATCATATTGCTTAGGCATCGTTCTTGGAACTTTCCGAAACACGTTCGGCATCTCAGGACGATATCGGTCAATCAAAGATTCTGCTTGAGTCTCATACCCGCGAGCAACCAAAACGTTTTTCACGTAGTTGATTTCAGAAGCGCGTTGTGAACCACGATAGTAGGCATCGCCTTCTGCCATCTGGAAGTACCAGTCATGAGTCGCACACAGTTCCTTGAGATGATTCACGATTTCCATCGTGTGAGTCTCGGGAGTGATTTCAGTTAACAGCATTACGTTCTCCTTATGCATACCAGCTTCGGTAGAAGTCTTTACCCTCGGGGGCAGGACTTGCGTATTGACAATCGCTGATGTTAATACCACGACCAGTGATTCGCTTGGTGAACGCTTCACCAATAAAATGGTTCAAGACAGGAACAACTCGGTCACTCATATATTGTTCGCTACCTTCAATCGTTCGCAGGGCAATCTCACGAAGAGTCACAGTAGCACCCTTCTTAGCAACAACTTGGTAGGCATCAACGTTGGTCTGTTCCCAACCCCAAGTGGCGACGAAGATGTCACCCTTCTTGACGTTCTCTTGCGCTTCCTTACGAGCGGCAGCCTTCGCGGCTTTGCGCTCTGCCTTGTACTGTTCAGCACGTTCAAGTTTAGCGAGAAACTCTTCGCAGAACTCAATCCTTCGTGCTTCAGTCTTGAAGCGATAACAGAACTCGACCTTGTAACCCAGACGAGCACGTTTGGTGCGTCGAATACAGGTGGCGACAGGACGCTCTGCGTCGAACGTTAACTCGTAACCACGCTCTGCAAACTTCTCAATCAATTGTGCTTCCATAACTCACTCTCTCTCATTAATTTACTTGGTAATGATCTCATGGTTTGAGAACATAGTCAACACTTTTTTCATGAATTTTAGGAATACGTTATATTCCTGATTTTCATGAATAGTTAACTTTAATAGTTCGTCTTTTCTTGCCCTGATTGACAATTAGGTCACCACTAAAGTACGTAACTCTTTGATTATCAACAAGTTCTTTTTTACCGTAATGAGTAGCATAGTAGTTTTCACCGCCGCCTTTCCAATCAGACTCTAATAAAGGTGTACCGGCCACGAAAAATTTGGGTTCACCATCAACAATATCCCAACTGACGAAGATATAGTAGCCCGGTCTTTTTGAGAACTTACCACCACGCCAGTTATGACCATTAGTCGTTTTTATCTCGATTGGTTCGCCATGAAATCGAATATCGGGTTCACTGTCCAACTTAGGGGCAATAGCACCTTCAATCATCTTTTCGATGTTGTTTTCAAACAATCCGGAAATGTCCTCAGACAGTTGTTTGTTACTCTTTCGAAGACCCACCTCTTCATAGATAGACAACAATCTTTTTAGGTCTTTTTTTACGCCATTCAGAACGTTTTCTTTGATTTGAATACTCATAGTAACTTGCAAGCCTCCCTCCACGTTTCAGCATGAAAATGGGTGATATGCCCCTTGATTTGGGGAGCGGGTCCACCGTGTATTTCGATTACACGAGCAATACCTTGCGGAGACCTAGCACGACCTACCATCTCGTCGTTTTTGTAAAGATGGAAAACTGGAGTACCCCAGTCGGTATAAGCACACACAACTCGATTAATCATTACACACCCTCCGCAAGAAGATAAACACCAACCGCTGTGGGAACTTCACCCCAAGGATACTCAGCCGTCAACAATCGCCACTTGGCGTGGTACTTGATAGTACGGTCTGCGACACAAACAACGACCTGTTCACCACGATCTTCAACGACCACACCTTCTTCTTCACCGTGGTGAGCACCGTAAACGTACTGAACCCTGCGACCTTCTAAACACTCCATATCAATCACCTCATCTCAATTACAAAGTAATGATCTCATGAAATGTTATGTTTTGTCAACACTTTTTTTAGATTATTTTGGAATAAGGATATAACTAAAAGTTTGGTCGGGGTGGAGGGATTCGAACCCCCGAAACCCCTCGCTCCCAAAGCGAGTGCTCTACCAGACTGAGCTACACCCCGAAAAACGAGAATTGTATATATAAACACAACTTACTCTCGTTTGAAAATGGACTACAAGAAAGAAATCTCAGAAAGATACAAACCAGCTGAAGGTCAGATATTTTACATTTACCGGACCTTCAGTGGTAAGGTGGTTGCCTTAAATTATAAGACAACTGCAGCAGAACTGTTACAGACGATTAAGTGGGCCGCTTAATCTGCGTTCAGGTCGGTCAAAGGATTGCCCGGATGACCCTCAATCATTGGCGTCTCTAAACGAACTCCTTGAGTACGTCGAACAATATCGTCTGAATTAAATTCTGACCAATACAATTCGAATGCAACGCCATCGTTAACACCTACAAACTGATGCCACTTGCCTGGAGGAACTTTATAGTAATCTCCAGCACGTAGAATAGTTTGGTCACACAAATGGGGTTGTTCGTCTGTCGGTTGGTCTGGCCATACTTTGACCATTAACGTTCCGGACTCCACGAAAAAACCATTCCACTTAGTTTGATGATAATGTTCTGAACAACAAACATTTGCTTTGAACTCGATTCGATGGAACTCAAACGAAGGTGTATGTTCAACGAGTTCTGTAGTACCCCAAATTTTTCCTGACTTCATTATAAACTCTCAATGTATTCTGATAACTGTTCTATATCTAGGTCACTCAATAAACCTGCCTGACTCCACATCATAGATGACTGGCGACCAACACGCTCTCCATTCTTGTATGCGACCAGACGTTGTTTGATGTAGTCAGCAGTTTGACCCTGTAGTGCAGGACCAACACCACCCTCACCCTTCATACCATGACAAGCGATACAACCTGCATACTTTGCCTCGCCTGGCAATGCAACAACCTCTGCTACCTCAACTGCTTCACCAGCGATTACAACTCTGGGTTTAAACAAAGTGTAGTCAACCGTGGCTTTATCATTATCGTCTGGGCCCATCATGGGTGTAACACGAGTACCAAAAATTTTGTTAGGGTCACATCCACTAACCAAACTTAGCACCAGAATTAACGGAATCACTTTTAACATTTTTTCTATGCCTCCAAATTATAAAATGAAACGGGAACATTGTGATTAAATAAACCACGCTCAGATAAATTGCCCACTCAATCACGCTAACTCCATTACTGCGTTAGAAATTGTACGAGCGATTTCTCTAAACCACTCTGCGTCTTTCCCTCTAGTTGTTTCAGCAGCAGTACCGATACGAATACCACTAGTGAATTTTGGTGGTAGTGGGTCACCAGGCACACTGTTTTTGTTCACCACAATCTGGTGGTCCTGCTCTAACCTGTCAGCAAGTTTAGACCCCATCACCTGATATTCTTTCAAGTCAAGCAGAATGATGTGACTATCTGTACCATCCGTCACCACATACATTCCTTGTCGCCTAAACTCGTCTGCCATTTCCCATGCGTTGTCTACCACGTTCTTTGCATACTCTCGAAACTCTGGTTGCCGTGCTTCGTAGAATGCCTGAACCTTTGCAGCAACCTGATTCATCAACGGGCCACCTTGTGTGCCAGGAAATAAAGCTCCATTGATTTTCTTGGTATACTTATCGTCCTGCCACATGATAACTCCGCCACGGGGTCCACGTAACGTCTTGTGGGTCGTTGAAGTGATAACATCGGCATAACCAAAGGGTGAAGGGTAAACGCCTCCAGCAATCAATCCTGAGTAATGTGCGATGTCTGCAAGCAGGATAGCACCTTCACGTTTTGCGATAAAGTTAAAGAATTCCCAGTTGATTCTTCTTGGATATGCCGAGGCACCAGCGATAATCATCTTAGGTTCGTGTTTCGCAGCAAGCATATCCACTTGGTCTTCATCAATCCAACCTTGTGAGTCTACACCATACTGAATGATGTTGAATAGTTTGCCTGAGATGTTGACCTTGTGTCCGTGAGACAGATGTCCACCATCGCCAAGACTGAGTGAGAGGATGGTATCTCCTGGCTTCAGAAGACCCATCATCACTGCAAGATTGGCATTGGCACCCGAGTGTGGTTGAACATTGCATAAGAAATCTTCATCAAAACATCTCTGAAGTTCTCGCATTGCAAGATACTCAATATCGTCGTACCATTCACACCCGTTGTAGTATCGTTCGCCCGGATACCCTTCGGCATACTTGTTAGTCAGAATAGAACCAGACAACTCACGCACCTTTTCACTAGCAAAATTCTCACTAGCAATCAGTTGTGCATAATCTTCTTGTCTTGCCGCCTCTTTCTTCATGTAATTAACAAGAGTCGGGTTCATGCCAAGTTTCTTCATGCTACCTCTTTTACTGCACTTTGACAATATGCCAAAAGATTTTCTGGCGTAGAAACCTCATAAGGGTCATCATCAGCATTATCTCGTTGACTCGCTTCAGGGAAAATTGCTTCCACCACACCATCATTTACAACCATCGCATATCGCCATGAACGTTGACCAAACCCGAGATTATCTTTACTCACTAGAGCTCCAACACCCTGAGTAAATAAACCGGAACCATCTGGAATTACTTTGACGTTCTCTAATTTTTGGTCTTTAGCCCAAGCATTCATCACGAAGGAATCGTTTACCGACATACAATAGATTTCATCGATACCCGTCTTTTGGAATTCACCAAAGTTGTTTTCGTATCCAGGCAACTGATACGTAGAACATGTTGGTGTAAACGCTCCGGGCAAACTAAACAACAACACCCTCTTACCAGAGAAATAATCGGCAGTTGTTTTATCTTCCCATCGATATGGGTTAGGTCCTTCAATTGATTCGTCTCTTACACGAGTACGAAAAGTTACATCGGGTAGAGATTGTCCTTTTTTAATCATAGGTTTTTCCTTCTATAAAATGAAATAAATTCTGGCCATCGAAACATTCCTTCACGAATACGACAATAAAATAACCCGTCATAAGGCGGGTCTAACTTTACTGGTATATCAAGTTCGGTCTGAACCATATCTATAATCCCTCTTGTCTATGAAACTTCTTAAAATATATTTTCTAATTACAGCGAGAACAAATAAAACTGCCGTAATAAAAAAGGTCATTTCTGCGGCAGTCATACCTAAACGCAAACCCAAACTTATTAGAACAAAGTTGATAAAAAGATTTAAAGGGGTTGCAGCTATGGTATCGACTACAGCGAATTTTAGATTTGTTTTATCTAAACTCATCATCATCAAATTCTAAATCCAAAGAAAAGGTCGTTGTATCTAGGTCATAACCTTCTGTTACATTATATGACATTTCTTTGGTCATTTCAAGGTCTCGAACAAATTCATCAATGAACCTTCTCTTCGCTCTTGTATAAGAAGCGAGTTCATCAAGTTTCTTCTGACGATAATCACAGAGACTAATCACATTACTCATAATATAAAATACCTTTTATTTTGAATGAGGGGGTTTTTTTACTTCGACAAACCACTCGTGTTTACGAGACTTAGGATTATACTTCTTCATCCTAAATTTTTCGGGGTGCTTACGTTTCTTGTAAACGGTGTAGTGGTAATCGTGCGATTCCCTTGTTTGTCCTTCGGGAATCAGATATACCACATCGAGGTCTTTTCTAGCCATTACTTAGGGTCTCCAGCTGGGGCTCTTACCAAAGAAAAAAGATGATTCTGAACTTCATGCCATTCTTCACGTTTATACGTAATTAGTGTACCATCTGGTTCAATTAATTCAAAATCACCATCCCAATTACACTTCAATTCGATTGTCGTATTCGCCGACATTATATTAGATTCAGACAAGGCCAGCTTTCTCCAGTGTCATATCAACGATGCCTTCTTCAATAAGTCGGCGACGATTAATCATATGTTGTGCTTGAACTTCTTCTTTACTACCACCAAAGTAAGGTACGCAATGGCCCTCATCAATCATGACTTCGGTAACTGGACGCCATGAATCTTTGTTGAAATCGTAAACAGTAAAGTCACCTAAGATTCGACCGAACTTACCTTTCATATCTTCGCCGTTTTTCGCAACTTGTGTTTTGAGAACACACTCTTTACCAAGTAACTCTTTTAGTCGTTTCTTTGCGGCAAGACCGAACGCCTTTTCAACTTTATCTCTTGTACGAGATTCTGGTGTATCGATTCCCATGATACGTACACGTTCATCTTTTAACCAGATTCCGAAACCCAAGTCAATGTCAACATCTACAGTGTCGCCATCAACAACTTTAACCAGTTTACATCTATACTCGTGCATTTAATGTTCACCTCTATTGTTAGTTAATTTGTTCCAATCATCAGGAGTAACATTATCTATACTATGATGTCCAGGCGCAGGTTTGATAGCTTGTGTATATTCTTGGTCATGAATGAACAATTGAATCAGTGTATAATGTAAGACTTTCACCAAGTCTTTTCGCCATTCAGTTGGTGTCTCACCTTTCTTCCCATATCGTTTCAGATACTTTTTAGCATTACCAATACAAAATCCTGTACCGTGACCATCATCAATAATGTCCTCAGTCGCTTGAATCTTGCCGCCAGCATAATGTTGGTCGTATGTTTGATCGACATACGCTTTCAACTCTTCAATGAGTTTGTCTTCATTAAATTTGTAATTCACTAACTCTTCTCCTCAAATCACTTGTAGAAAACCTATGGTCTCTTTTATTAAAGTAAACTTCAATTCCTCTTGAAGCACATATATCACGGCCGGTGAAATTAGAGTCTTTATACTCTTCACCTATTATTCTAACATCTATGTTTACCATTTGCAAGATGTCTTCTAAATCAGTTTCACTTTGATATGGTATAATTTCATCCACATACTTAACACCAACCAGCTGTGTATATCTCTCCACCAAAGTTTGAACTGGTGAATTTTTTTCAGAACGGTCAAGTGAAGGGTCAACCTGTAAACCACAAATCAAATAATCACATTGTTCTTTCGCTTCACGCAACATCGTAATATGACCAGCGTGAAGCAAGTCAAACGTACTGGCTGTAAACCCTACTACCTTTCCCATCGATAAAACTCATGTTGTCCAATTGTACCCGTGTATTCCATACCACGGTCTTTAACCCACTTAGGTCTAACTTGTAGTGAATGATAATGGGTAGCACCCTCAGTTATTCCTCGCCAGTTACCTTTGTCGAAAACTTCTTCTGCCATCATATATGATTCTGCCCAAGCATCGGGGTCGCCAGGTTCGTCACTTACACCATCACAGAACCACGAGAACTGACACATGTGACGTTTAGGAACCATGTTACCTTTCCAGTTCTCAACCCAAACAGTTTGCTTTACAACTTCACATACCGTGTTAGGATAGTATGAATCCTCAACACGATTCATTACAACATCCGCGACAGCAGACTGTCCAGCAAAACTGTCGCCGCGAGACTCATGATAAATATTGAGAGCAAGGCAGTAACGTTCGTCTCTAAGGTACTCCTCTTCAACTGTTGGTCCAGTTGCTGTGACAACAACTTCCTCTTCAGTAATAATCTCTGTCTCTTCGACAGTTGCGACTTGTGATTGTTGAAAATTTTGTTTCGCATCAGAAACCACCCAATCAACGAAAAAGTACAAAACAAAAAACCAAAAAACTCCGAAACAAGCGAAGGCTAGTTTCCATGTTATCGATTTTTTCATTAGACTATTTTCCTTTTCTTTCCTTCTATGTCTGTTGCTGTTATAGTATAAGAAGAAGTTTCATCAACGAATTCCGCAGTAAGTGTTTCTCCATCTCGACAAAAAGAGTTTGCCATGAATTGCCAATGACTTTCAAACGCTTTCTTAGCTCCAATCGTGCGACCCCACCAATGAGCCGCCGTCATCCACACTAAGAACATCAAAGTTAATTCTGTCGGTGATAAATTGACCATTTACCCTCTCCTTACTATTGAATACGTAAACCTTTCAACCGTTGACCAACATTTGAATTATCAAACACTGGACCATCATCAACCGTGTCATCTGTCAAATTTTGTTCAGACTGTTCTACATCATACAACTTCATTTTACTTCTGTCAACCCCTATCACAAATCTTTTGTTTTGATTAGGGTCATTGTATCGGTTTTTAAGTTGTTTCACCATAATCTGATTTAGACTTTCCATCTCTTCACTGGTAACAAGAGCGAACATTAAATCAGCAGTAGCAGGTAGACCAAAAGATTCAGAGGTATCCTCAAGGCCTGGGTCAGAGTTTGCATAACCGGAACGAGTCGTTTGTGTTGCAGATAAAATAGGTACATCAAATTCTACTGCAAGTCCACGAATCTCTTCAGCAATTGATTTGATATATGAGTAAGAATTAATTGCACCCCCCATGCCCTTCATTCTAGATGACGCACATATATTTAGATAATCTATGAATACAATCTCAGGTTTAAACGATTTCTTTAATCGAAGTTCGTTCATTAGGGCACGAAAGTGACCCGTGTGAGCCTGACCAGTTGGGTACTCCTTGATAATCAATTTACCTTCGGTTTTTTCTCGTATCGCCGAAACCCTATCCAAGAACATTGGTTTTGATAAATGGTCAAGTTGGTCAATAGGAACATTCAACAGATTCGCATCAATTCTTTCTGCGATTCGTTCCTCCGCCATCTCCATCGTAATATACAAAACATTGCGTCCTAGAGAAAGGCAGTTGGCGGCGCAATGACACATAAAAAGACTTTTACCCACGCCTGTACCAGCCAGTGCGATGTTCAGAGTCTTATTGGGGAGTCCACCTTTAGTGATTTCATTAAAGTATTCCAAGTCGAACGGAATTCTCTCCTCCTGCTCATGATAAAAGTCGTATCGCTCTTCTACATTTTCTAGATAGTCATGTCCTACATTAGTGTCAAAGCAAACCGCCAGTGCCTTTTGTAACACATCAGGAATTGCATTTTTAGTCAACTTCTGATGTTTGCCATCAATAATCTGAATCGATTCCATGATAGCATTATATACCGCTCGGTCTTGACACCATTTCTCGGTGGTCTCTAACAACCACTCTTCATCTTCATCTTTGGGTGTGAAGATATCAGGAAGGATATCAAGAGCGTGCGTATACATTTCTTCGTTCATCGTCGTAACTTCATCAAGTTCGATTTTGAACGCTTCGAGTGTGGGTAGCTTGTTGTACTTGGTTACAAACTTGGTAACTTGGTCGAACAACTCACGATATACACCCTCGAAATATTTTTTCTGAACGAAGGGTAAAACCTTCCGCATAAAATTTTCTTGGGTAAGAATGTTACGTAGAATAGTTTTTTCTAATTCTATATTCATTTTGCCTCAAGGTCTTTAAATTTTACATATCCATTTTCAACACCAACACGAAGAATATCTTGTAAAACTTCTGTAGCTTGATTTTCAAGCATCTGGTCGTTTTCTTCTACGTCTGGGTCTGGAGAGTAAATTATTTTATAATCAAACGTTAATCGTTTTTGGTTGCCATCAAATTTAACAACACCGTAACGAATAACTGTTTCAGGATATTCACCAGTTAGAAATCTAACATCCCAACCATCTCCCATTTCAACTGGTGTTGGTATGAGTTGGTAGTCAATGTTTTCTTTCATTCTTCTTCCAATTCAAGTTCTAGTGAAGTTCCATTATGACCTATTTTATACATCTTTTCAACATATTCCGTAAATGATTGGTTCTGAAGAATGTCAAGCCAGAAACTACCATCAAGTTCTGATGCTCGATATTTTTTATCTTGTCCTTCTTTTTGATACCATCCGTTAGATGGTTTAGTAACATGACCGGAAGCCAAAGCAACATCGAGCAAACCACTGTACTTGTCAATACCACCTTCCCACGAAACCGAGACAGGAATCTTAGACTTCTCTTTTACGTATCGAGACTTCTCTACGTTAATGATAAAATCATATCCGGTGATTTCAGTTCCAGTCTTGTTCTGTCGGCGTCCAAGAATCCAGATGTTATCAGCGGAGTAGTAAATACCTGTACCACCACCTACGATATCTTTCGGGAAGAGACCAATTTCTTTGTACGTATGATTGACTGCCAGCAAAGGGACATTCTTCATTGTCAAATAGGGTGTGGTCATACGAAACAAGCCTTTCAGTGCCTTAGCTCGTGACATATCGGCAACTGACTTTTCGTCTAGTGCATCTTCGAGTTCTTTCTTAGATGCAAGGTTACCGATTGAATCGATGACCACAATGACCTTATCACCGTTCTCAATGTTGTCAAGTTGATTGATAAGGTCAAACTTTAATTCTTCAACGTTTGTGATAGGAATATGCAAAACCCTAGAAGTGTCAATCTCAAACACATCAAAGTACGATTGGGGTGAACCAAACTCTGAATCATAGAACAACATCACAGCTTCAGGGTCCGCTTTTAAATATGCAGAGGCAATCTTCAAGGCGAAAGATGTCTTGAAGTGTTTGGACGGACCAGCAAGAACGGTCAGACCGGGCGCAAGACCACCATCAAGAGAACCCGACAAAGCTGCGTTCAGCATAGGAACATCTGTTCGTACCATTTCTTTCTTAGTGAAAAACTCAGACTTTTCCAACACTTCAGTGTGCTTGAGTTTGCTGTTCTTCTTCAGTTTATTTAATAGTGACATATATTTTAATTCCTGTAAACGTATTCTATTGCGCTGTTAGCTTCAACTTCCAATGGTCTATTATCATACCAGTTTCCAGTGTCTTTGTCAAATTCTCGACATAGGTCTGCAATCTGTTTTGGTGTGATGGGATATTCAGACTTAACGGCGTTACCAGCAATCGCCACCATAATCTGATACATTTTGTGATACCATCCTGTGCCACTGAGTAACATATATTCTTGTCCTAGTTTCTTCGGAAAGAATGGACAGTCTTTATATGACACCCACGTGATTTCTGTGTTCTGTGCCTGTTCTTTTCGATACTTAATCACTTCATCTCGAAGTTTCTCAGGCAACTTATCTAGAAAGTTTTTACCCTTCGGGGCCTCAAAGGTCCACTTGTCCATCAGGGTCTTAGGATGAACGTGTTGACCCGCATTGATAAAGAAGAAATTAAATGCGTCCGGATATTGTGCCGGAACATAATACATTCGTGACAAATCTTTTGTTTGTTTGTCACCAATGTCTTGCAGTTCTTTATTCAGAGCGTGCCAGAAATGTGGTATGTCATCAGCGTATACAATATCAACCAACGGAAACACCAATCGAAACTTAGGGTAGTTTGGTGTGCTGCTTGCGGTAGAGTAACATACGAAATGATACTGACCGCAAATATCCTGTAGAGACGGAACTAAATCGACAGGAAGTACGCTATCAGAAGAAAAGAAATCGTCCACATCAACAGCAGCCCAACCACCCCAATAATCAACATTTTTATTAGACCTCGTAGTGTTGGGAAGATAATGAGCAGGAGTAATAAGAGGAGAAGAATTGTTTCCACCTTTCTGACCTTCTTTAACTGATAAACCTTTTAGTAATGATTCGAATTTTGCCCACGTGGTAAACTCCATAGTCCTATGGGTTTTGTTATCGAACTGATTTTGAAACATTGTGAGTGAGTACATTATCCAAAGAAATCCTCAAGTGTTGCCTTTGGTTCTGCTTCCCAACCCACAGCCGAAAGAATCGGTTCCAGTGGGTCAAGGAATGTTTTAGCAAACATCTTATCATAATCAACGGATGATGTCAACCCCAGTTCTTTAGGAAATTGACCAGAGAAGGAAATAATGTTTTCTTTGATTTTGTTGGGGACTCGCAGATAAATGAATTTGATTTTCTCCCCGTCCTGAATCTTTTCGTATTTGTTCTGAAGACCCTCGAACCGAATGTAATGATTATATAGAAGCGCACCCCGAACGTGAATGGGTGTACCCTTACCATAGATGGTAGTCTTGTCTTCCCACTTACGCAACTCACTTACACCACGTGGAAAGGCCACATCTTCGGGTGGGAGTGATGAAAACTCTTGGCGAAACTTTCGAATAAATTCTTGAGTTTCTTCTTCGGTCCCAGTTACGATGATGGAGAACAAATCCTTGAAACGTTCACGAACAATCTGGGGCGTCGATGACTTGACGGCCTCGATACCCATCATCTTGAGTTTGGGTTCCGCAAACCGAACACCCTCACTATCGTGTACGTTGAGAATGTATCGTTTCTTTGCCATCCAGATACCACGGTCAGCAATCACCTCACGTTTCATCACCATACGATTGACATACGCATTGGTTTCTTTTGCGAGGTTGTCATACGCCTTCTCAATTACGTTTTCAAAATGTTCGCACACCTTGTCGAGGAAGTTAACGGGGTTCGCTGGGTTGTGTTGTTTCACCAACTGAGACATATTGATATAAACAGAGTCAGTATCAATCGCAATCACATAATCATCTTTTGTCCCTAGTAATTCCTGCATCTCATCGTTTACCGCCTTCTCAGCGCAACGTATCGCACGCTGGCCGGACAATGTGACACCCTCAGCAAGTCGATGGTCAAAGTAACGAAACCATTTGTTTGCGAGAGCACCATAGAGAGAGTTCATTAGAATCTTGATACCCGTCTGTTCAGTGTCAAGAGTATCAATCTTTATCGCAAGTTTCTTGGAAGGATTCTTTTCGTATTCTTGTTTCGCCTCCAACATCTCTTTCTTAATACCAACTCGACGGTCATAAAACTTACGAATAACTTTGGGTACAATACCTTCAAACTTATTAGAGTATCGTGTTCCGTTCGCAGCCTCACACACACCATCGTCACTAAGAGTTTCGGGGGACATATTGTATTGAACAATAATGTTAGGATACAGAGAGTTCAGGTCAAACGAACAGACCCAATCGTGAGCACCCACTTCGGGGTCTTTCACAAAACCACCAGCAATTTTATTATTGACTTCTGCAACGGGTGGTTTGGGTGGAATGACCTTACCCTCAGCAATCAACTCGTTATAGATGATTGCATCCCAGATAGCCGTGGTACCCAACGCATCACCAAGATTTGTTTTCGCACCATATGCCATCGTCATCACCAGAGTGATGATACCCAACTTCTCTTCGAGTCGATCAACCAGTTCAACGTCTTTTATGTTATAGTCGATAAACTTCTGAAAATCGTGTTTATATAATGAGTGCAGAGAACCATACTCATCATAAGAAAGTTTTCGTTCACCCAGTACGACATTTGCGATGTGGTCAAGTTTATAAGATTCTTGTTGTCCATATGTATTCCACGTGAATTTTTTAAACAGGTCGAAGTAGTCTAGCTGAACGATACCATCAAGGTCATACGAGATTTGTTCTCGACCACCCAGTGTCGGAATCATTCTTTTGCGTACCAACTTCCACGGCGACATTTCTAGATATTCGTTTGTGGTGAACAGATTCATCATTCGATTGACCAGATATGGTATATCAAACAACTTGGTGTTCCAACCCGTTACGATATCAGGGCAGTTACCTTTCCACCAACCTAAGAAGGATTGTAGAAGTGCCGGTTCATCAGTACACTTAAAATATTTAACATTTTTTTCAGATAAAGTTTCATCATAGTCATACAATCCAAAAACATAATAGGTACTGTCCTGATTGTTTTTGACTGTGATAGAAATGACAGGATGTTTTGCCTCATCGGGAGCTGGGAATCCCTCGTCTGATGCCACCTCGATATCAATTGTACAAACGTTTACCATATCCCTATCGAACTTAACTTCGTTCGGGAATTTGTTTGCGATGAACTGAGTTACAAAGTTTGTCTGACCATAGACAGGAAAGTTCGGGACCGCCTTGTATCGTTGTTCGAACTCACGGGCGTCCTGCATCGAATCGAATTCGATTGGAGAAACTTTGTGTCCGTCAAGACTTCTATATTTGTTGGTCGCTTTGGGAGATTGTACAAAGAGTACTGGTTTGAATTTGATTTTTTCTTCAACCCTCTGTCCGTTTTTAAATCCACGATACAGAAGGTTGTTGCCGTATTTTGAGACTGATGTATAAAAATTCATAGACCCATTATATGATAAAATTTATAGGAAGTCAAGGGTGGTGTGGCGTTTTTGGGAGGAACGCCACGGAAACCCTACCACATTAAATCATTGGCATATAAGTAGCGTTTACCATCAACTCAGGGTACATAATTGGACCCATAAATCCTAGTATACAGCCACCTACAACAATTGCTGCTAACGTGTAATTCCTGATTTTGATAATCATGATATCACCGTCAACACAATCATTGCTGGCGCAACTAATAATGCAGTAGCAAGCATGTAAACCGCTTGCGCTTCTTCGCTACATAAAACTTTCATTACTCCTCCTTTGCAGATACCTTATAACCAGCGGCTTCCCATTGTTCAATGGTTCGACACTTCATTTTTTTAACAGTAAGACCAGCAGGTCCACGAACTTCTACTCGTGCACAAAACTTACCATCTTCGGTTGCCTTGGCAACATAGTCTTGTTCGTCTGCTTGTACAGGTTGAGCAACAAGTGATGCTGCGAAAATAACACCGCTACATGCGGTCATGATTTCTTTTTTCATTTTAACGTCCTTATGAGATTAGATTTTGATTTCGATCTTTCTCGGACGCTGTTCTTCGGGCAGTTCAACTCTCAATTTAATGACTAGTAAACCGTTGACGAATCCAGCTCCATCAACGACAACATGGTCAGCGAGTCTAAATGTTTCCACGAATTTCTTGGTGGTAATCCCTTTATGAAGATACGTCTTACCTTCTTCTTCTTTTGGATTACCCTTGATGATTAGAACTCCAGGCTTTGCCTCGATTTCTAAATCAGCTCTTTCGTAACCACCCAGTGCAAGTTCGATGGCGTATTCCGTCTCACTATATTTTACAATATTGTGACGGGGAAAACCCTTCTCATTTGCGCCAATGGCGGTTAGTCTTTCTACCTCGTCCCATACATGGTCGAAACCAATGAAACGAGAATGTGGGAACGAAAACACTTTGCTTCGTGTATTAACCATAACGGTCTCCTTATCTTTAAGCGAGATTGTTGTCTAACTACCGGACCATTCCGCGTAGTCGTTAATATATATAACACTTTTGTTTTTAAATGTCAACTATTTTCTTTTTTATCGATTATCAATTATCCAAAACCTTCTGAGGCCGTGTTCCCATCTTTTATCATTTTTAACAACCCAATCGTATCTATGTCCTTTATTGGGGTTATTTGACATGGTAGCATTAAGGTCCTTGTCATCATAACGAGTCCACTTACACCCGTTTTTATTTAATATTTTTTCAACAAAAGCTGGAGATGGTTTTGTTCCTTTACCATTAACCGCTTGGTCGTTGACAGCTTTAGGTTCTTGAACTTTAATTTCAAAATCTGGGTCTAAACTATCACAAACCTCCGTTTCTAAAAACATAACATTAGTATGTGTTAAAGCACATTCAAGGTCTTGTTGCCAATTATCTAAATGGTACAATACGCCCCAATGAATGATAAAATCAAACTTTTTTTCGAGGTTCCAAGGATTGTCTTGGTCTAACAACATTAGTTCTCTGTCTGGATTTATTTTCGAAAACCCCTCTCTATGAATTTCATTTCCGTCAGTGAAAGTAATATCACAACTAAACCTTTCAATAAGTTCTTTTCCTGTATGACCGTATCCACAACCAAGTTCAAGTCCGGTAGCCTCATGAAAAAAATTTTCACCCATGACAGAAACTATTTTTTTAATTCTAGATTCTCTCCACGGAATATATAAACCTTCGAATTGTGCGGTTTTTTTAAAATCACTGGGTTCGTTCGACATAACTTAAATCTCCATATTTTCTTCAATTAACCACTCTTTTTCACCAGCGAATGTTGGTGCGTCGGTTAATGCTTCGTCAATAAATTTACGAAGACGATACAACTTTTGTTTCTGTGGCCAATTAACAAACCCAGTCATATTTGGATCGTTCATGTTATTAATCCACGTTCTCACATCTTTTTCCACTTGTTCATAACTAGAAATAATCATTATTTAATATCCTCTAATACATCATGTTCAGGTTCCCAACCATATTGGGACAAAATTGTGGGGTCAGCGCAAGTGTTTTCTCGTTCTCCCGTTACTTCACGAACAGGAAGGTTATTGTCTGGCCACAAATGGTCAGCAAGTTCTTTTACGGTATGGGGATTGCCATTACCAACATCAATTGCTTTATGCCAACTCAATTTATCGAAGTTTTCGATACAAAGGTCAATCGCAGAACACACATCGTAAACGTGAGTCCAATCACGTGTGTGATTAGTGATATACTCTACATCTCTTCTCTTCAATTTATCGTATAACATATCAGGACGAGAATCTTCACCATATACCGTATGAAATCTTAGACCAAGTGTTCCATTAGGGGCAATCTCTTCGCAGACCTTTTTGGTTGTAGCATACGGAGATAACCACCACTCGTAGATACTTGAGGATGATGCCCAGATAATTGGTTTACCATAATACTCATTAAAGATTCGGCGTGTACCTTCGACGTTCATGGACCAGAACTCTTCAGGAATCTGATGAGAACGCCTTACGCCAGCATATGCTCCAAGATGTACAACGGCATCAACTGTTGGGTCATAAACATGATTACGAATATCGTCGTTAATATCTTCTTTAATGTCTAAACAAAGAAACTCATACTTTCCAATATATTGTTTAAAAAAGTTTCTACCTATAAAACCACTAGAACCAGTTAAAAGTATTTTCATATACTATGATGTAATTCACTTATTACCGATATTGTACTTAGGACACAGTTCCCACTGTTCTTTATCTCTATGGGAAATGATTTTAATTTGTCGCAACGGCGCACACACTTCAGCTTTCTTAGGATTATCTAATTTTAACAAACCCCAATCTGAAAGTAAAGTGGCAATCGTGTTTCTTCGTGCGATATCGTTTTCTTCTAGATTAGACTTCTTACCATCAAGTAAGAACAGTTCTTTAAAGTGAACGATAAAATACCGGCCCTGTTTATGAAGAATGTGACAGGACTGATAAAGTTTTTGTTCTTTTCTTGAGGCAACGCCAATGCGGGTTAATGTTTCACGAATCTTTAAAAAGTCATCGGGTTCATTCAATATAATTTCTAACAGGTCGTTAGGATTCCATAAACTATTTTCTTCCACCTTTATACACCTTATTTCTAATTATTTCAATTTGTTCAGGTGTTAAAAGAGATATAGCAGAACGAGCCTTTTCATTGCTGTATCCATAAAACTCTTTAACAACTTCCAAATCATCGACACCGGAAGGTTTACCCCATTTAGTAAAGCGCTTCCTTTTTCTAACTATATTTAGTAAAAAATGAAATTGTAACTTTTTGTCGATATGATGATACTTGTTCATCTCATTCGAGAGCATTACAGTATCTTGGAAATAGGAAAGTTGACGATTTACAATAAACGGTAGATATTCTTTCTCCGCTTCATCATCAATCATAATATCTTCTTTAGTATAGTTAATACTATTCACAAATTCAAATGGATTCATTTTTTGTTCTTTTCATACATCTCATTAATTAAGTCAGCTTGTTCTTGTGTCATCTTACGACTATCAAGTAGTTCGCCAGTCTTAGTGACATAACCCCTAGTAGTAGCGATTGCATCTTTCACCCACTTGGGCCTTTTTAGTTGTTTCGCATTAAATTTAGGTTTGGGTGGTGGTTCCGATACCGACACTTCCTGCACAGTTTCTTCTTGTATAGTTTCTACTGGCGTTTCTTTAATATCGTCTAAAACCAAAACCTCTTTTGTTTTAACAGTCGTAGGTGTTTCCTCTCTTCTGGTCGCAATCGCTTTGGTACTTGCTATTAGTAATACCACAGCGAGTGGGTCAAAGACAAACACCAACGAAAGAATAACACCTCTCACAGCCTTGTCATAGTAGTTCTGTGCTTCGTCGCCGTAGATTAATTCTGCGATATATTTAATCGCACCAATCTCTAACTCAAACGCAATATTTTCTCTCTTTAATTCTAACTCTTCTTCTTGTAGTTTGTCAATTGTTTGGGAGATTTCTTCTCGTGAAGCTTCTAATTGTGTGCGTTCTGTTTTCTGTTCTTCCCTTGCCTTTAAACCTCTGGTTATATACCCCCTTTCGATATACTCGTCAAGCGCAGCATCTAAAGAACCTAGTTGTTTGTCTATCGCATCTAAACGACGAGTTTCTGCTGACAATTTTCTTTGTACATTTTCTAGTTTAACATCATTATTAGATGTCTTGGTTTCCTGTTCTAAATGTGCCCTAGAAAGATAACCAAAAATACCCATACTGGTGATAAACATTAACACCACCACAGCGAGAGTTAGATACGATTTGATTGGAATACTGATTCGTTTCCACTCAAGATGTAACCATGCGGCCGTTACAAGTTTACCCACTTCGAGTGCACTGGCCATAATCACTACTGACCAGAACGCACCAGAAAATATCGTGGACAAACCTATAATCGAAAAGAATGCCGCAATCACCGCAAGCGTGATTGATGTTATAAACGCAAGGTAATTTGTCAAAATAGAAACTTACTTTGAAGGACTATTTTATATTTATATTAGCCATAAGTTCTGTAAGACAGGCGACCATATTTAACTCGTGGTCGGCAACAAACGCATTCTTGTACTGATAGTCAGCCAGAATCAATACCAGATTAGGAATTGTACTGGTTTCTACGTTATCATACATTCTGTCATAGATACCACGAAAGATTGTGTTTGGGTCAACGTCCACATTATTCACAACCCATGTTCTCATTTTCTTAAAGTCTTTATCTTTAAGAGCCTTGAACAACAAGTCATAATCGTTGTTATCAGCAGCATTCAACACAACCGTTTCGAGTTGACCACCAATAGAATGTCTCTGACACTCATTGATAACACGACGCCAATCAGGAGCGTGTCTCATAATTAACTGTACTAATGTTTCAGTTTTATATTCAACAAGTTCTTTGTCTAGAATATTTTTCAAACGTGCAAGAAAGGTTCCACAGAGTTCCGCAAGTTCTTTCTTGGTGGTGTTGAATTCGTACACACCACATCGAGAATGTAGTGGTTCGATGATACGATTCTTGAAGTTACAAGTAAGAATGAAACGACAGTTATCAGCAAACTCTTCAATAAACCCACGCAACGCTGGTTGGGTAGATTGGGGATTTAGGTAATCAGCCTCGTCTAAGATGACCACCTTGTATCCACCTTGCAAAGAGATTGAAGATGCAAACTGTTTTATCTTTCCTCGCAATGTGTCAATGTTGCCTTCTTCAGACCCGTTAATAACAATGTGGTCTAAGTCGAGTTCATTACACAATGCTTTTGCAACGGTAGTCTTACCCAGTCCCGCTGTTCCGGTGAACAACATATTAGGCAAGTCACCATTGGCAACTATTTTTTCAAAAACGTTTTTTAAGGATTGTGGAAGAACACAATCATCAATTGATTGAGGGCGATATTTTTCCACCCATAGAAAGTCGGATGACATTTAACTTTTCTCCATAAAACATAATATAAAAAAGATTGGAGCGGGATGCGAGGTTCGAACTCACGACCTCAACCTTGGCAAGGTTGCGCTCTACCAACTGAGCTAATCCCGCTAAAATCATCAGGAGTAAAAGAAAAATTTATACTTCATCGGGGATAGGTTCTGGGCCTGGTCCCTGTTCTCCTTCGTTCTCAAGCAACTGAATCAGTGCAATGCTTTGGTCACGCAATTGACCAATCGTAGCCAATTCTTCACCACGAAAACCTCCACGTGCAGCAACTGTGTCAATTACAGCAACTGTGCTGCGAGTAACTCTGTTCGCAAGATCAGTGATTTGTTCAATGTTATCTGACATTATTTTATACTCCGTAAGTACTAGATTTTTCAAGCGCTACCCAATATTCAGTAGCAGTTTCAATATTCACAAAATGTGAAATTAATTTAGAAGAAATTCCAACCTCATAATCACCATCAACCATTTTCAGATTGCTGATATTAAAAACGAAATTGAAACTCTCGTCTCCAAATGTTCCGTCCACATCAATAGAAAAAACATTAGATGTAGTATCTTTACTATCAATTACAGACAAACATACAACACCGCTTGAATTACTCACAGAAAGTTCTGTGTGTCCAAGCACAGAAGATGCACGTTTGATTTTTGATAGTGTCTGTCTATCTAGTGTGAATTTAACATCTGCATCAGGCATTATAATATCTTTTGATGGTTTTGTCAAGATGTCTAGGTCAGAGTAGTGATACTTTGTCCTAGACCGTCCTGAGTTGTCAATCACCAAAACATAGTTCTGTTCGAACTTCAGCCGTGGACTGTCCACTAGAGACAGCACACTGATAAATTCGTTTAGGTCATAAATGCCAAAGGTCTCGGGAAAATCGATATCCAGTTTAGAAGAACTCAAAACATTCTTCGCTTCGGAAATAGTTTTTACCACGTTACCCTTTTCAATCACAATGTTAGGATTGATTGTCGCATAGTTCTTAAGAACCGACATTGTTTTTTCAGAAAGTTCCATAATATAATTTCTCTAAAGTTTTACTCTTCAGTAGTTACCTCTTCGACAACAACTTCTTCGGTTGCATCTGATGCACCTTCTTCCTCAGCTGCAGGTTGTTGTTGTGGTGATGCTGCTTGAACAAAGTTCACTAAACGGTTGCGTACACGACCAACTGATTCTAATTCTTCGCCCTTGAAAGCACCACGTTGTGACACAATATCAATGATATTGATCATAGCAGTAAAGTCTTGCAGAGAAATTGAAACTTTAACAGTTTCACCTTCTGGTGCCTGATCTACTACATCTACATTTTCTACTTCACTCATTTTTTACTCCTGTATTGAATTTTGAGTTGCAGTTAATATATAGTACCAAATTAAATAATAAATGTCAAATAATTTTGCTGAAATTTTTAGATTTTGTAAACTCAATCTTTCTCTCAAACTTATTATCTAACAGTTCGCCTTTGTGAGAAATAATAAACACGTTCGTTTCATCATCAAGCGTGTCTAATATCTTCAACAAATTTTCTACACCATCAGCATCCAAACTTGAATCGAACGTTTCGTCTAGAATCAATAGGTTGGTTGCAACAGAGTTTTTCATTCTAGCCACCTGTCTCCAAGTGAAAAGTAATGCTAAGTCTATTCGTTGTTTCTCTCCCTCACTGAAAGACGAATAGGAAAAGACATCTCTGTGTCTTGAACGTATGGTCTCGTTGAACCCCTCATCCAAGTCAAAGTGAACATAGAAGTCTAGGACTTGTAGGTATTGGTTTGTGAGTTTATTAATAACGGGCAAGTATTGTTTGATGATTTTGGTTTTGATGCCGGAGTCTTTGAGCATTTCTGTGATAACATTATTGTATTCCCGTTCCTCTGCGAGCTCCATTTTCCCCTGCACGAACGTCTCACGAGATCTTCGTAAATCTTCAAGCGTAGATTTTGCGGTTTGCAAACTATCCACGTGCATCCCCCCTGCGGATAGAGTATCTTGTAAACTTGCAATTCTGGCTTTGGTGGTTCTAATGTCACGCCTGTGCATTTCGACATCTTGAAACTCAGATGTTTCTTCACGCAAAAGGTTTTCATATTTTGTCATCTCATCGTATTGCGTTGATATTTGAAGTTCGAGTTTGAGTTTGGCGTCTTCGATTTCTCCCTTTGCGTCGATGGTTTCATTGATTTTTTTACTTTTGGTATCAGTGGTGATCTCTTGATCGCAGGTGGGACATGTGTCGTTATCCTCATAGAACGCTACATCCTTATCGAACTTCTTAATCTTCTGATCAAACTGAAAATCAAATTTCTCAAGTTTATCAATTTGTTTCTTGGTTGCAAACAGCAACTTCTCAACTTCTCGTAACTTGGTATCAGTATACCCATCAACGAGTTTCTCCAGGCGGGCCAACTCTGCTTGCTGCTCAATTAGTTCATCTTCATATTTACTTTTGGCAGATTCAGAGATTTTTTCTAGTTCAAAGATATGATCTTCTTGTGTATCTATCTTAGAATTAACTAAGTCCAGATTGTGTGAGTTCTCAACAACCTTTTCCTTAAGTACAGCAATCTTTTCTTTTAGAATAGTATTCATTTTAGAAAAGACATTAATATCCAGTAAGTCTTCAATAACATCCCTTCGATGTTGGGCTGGCAGTTGCATGAAAGGAATAAACGACGAACTACCCAACACTACGATTTGATGAAAGGATTTATGATTAAGTTTAAGAATGTTCTGTTCCAAAACTTTTTGATATTCTTTGGCATGGGAATCTTGATTTATCATCGTTCCATCTTGCCATATCTCAAACTTTGCGGGTTTTATTCCACGAATGATTTTAAATTGTTGACCTAATGCTTCAAACTCGACTTCAACTAGGCAGTCTTTGTTGTTTACAGAATTAACCAATTGAGGTTTATTCACATTACGATGTGCCTTACCGAACAGAACGAACGATAAGGCATCCAACATCGTTGACTTACCCGAACCATTCTGACCAACAATAAGAGTAGACTTGACCAACTCTAGGTTGATTGTTGTCCATTGGTCTCCAGTGGAAAGAAAGTTTTTATATTTCAGTTGTCGAAATTTAATCATACGATTTCTAAGCTTTGCGCCTCAACCATTAACTCGTGTACTTTATTTTTGATACGGTCCTTGTCTAAGTCAGTGTCAACCGCATCTATGTAAGTATACAACAATTTATCTGTCGATTCAATAGAAATATTTTCGTCTTCAACTTGTGCTCCGGCAAAGTCCTGAAAGTTCTCAGCAATCTGTAATCCGTATATCTTCTTAGAATTAATACGGTCAATAAACTTTTCAAACTCAGCGGGTTTGGATTTATTAATCACAATTACCTTTACGAATTTGTTATCGAGATGCGATACCTTAGTAAGGGCTTGTTTGGATGTTGTATCATCATACAAAATCTTTTCGAATATTGTAATCGGATTTTCTACAGCAGTTAGTTCTCGTGTGTCGGTATCGAACACATGGAAATATTTTTTGTCGTTACAGTCAGACCAAAAGAATTCCATCTGTGAACCAAGGTAGTGAATGTTGTTATTCTGAGACTTTGTGTGAAAGTGACCGGACAATACCATGTCAAACTTTGAGAATAAACCAGCGTCCATGCCATCTGTGCAGGGAATACCCATCTGCATATCAAATCCATTTAACTCTAGATGTGCACCGCAGATATCAGCTTTACAAGTCGCAATGAAATCTCTTACACGTTTCTCGTTCTCGTTATTAATCCAAGGGAGCAACGCAACTTTACATCCGTCATAGTCAACCACTTCGGGTTCTTCGATGATACGAACTTCCGACATATAATGACCAAGAAGTTCTTTCAAAGCATTTAATCGATTGGTATTCTTGAAGTAACAATCGTGATTGCCCGGAATAATATCCATATGAATACCATAGTCCCTGAGTTTGTCAAGGAATATTCTTCGATTGTGATGTAACGCTTTAAAATTAATCGAAGTACGGTTTTCATAATAATCTCCAAGATGGAGAATCTTTTTGATATTATGTTCCTTTAGATACGGAAAGAAAACATCGGTATAGAACCGTGATTGATATTCCATAAAAATTTCAGAAGAGTTTCGAATACCACAATGGGTATCATTCAGTATTGCGATTTTCACCAGTTATGCACCACGTTTGCCATTATAAAAAAACACGTAAGAAAATTAACCCCCACAATAATAGTGCGTAGGAGTGCAACATAATTATCGTAAGGTTCCGTCTTATCATCAGAGAATCCACCAAGGGCGTACTTCCAAATAGTCCAGAGTTTCATATATTATACCAAAAAATCTGAAAGATCGGAATCAGCGTGTCGGGTTCTCTTCTTTCGTTCTTTCTTTGAATACTCTTTTATAGCCTCATCACTTTCTTTCACTGCGTCAATACGTTCACGCAGGTCATCAATGAATGCCTGTGTTTGTTTTGCAGCTGGGTTGTTCTCAAATTCTTCTGCGACCAGTTGTTCCAAACCTGTTTCAGATAAGTATCGAAGTTTGATATCTTGTTGTTTCTTTTCTTTCTGAATCCTACGCAGGAATGCGTACCACGAAATCTGTGTAAAGTATGCGAACGCATTTGGTTTACCAGTACGTGTAGCGGTCTCTATGTTGTAGTTATCAATCGCCTTGAGACAGTTCTCTACAGCATCCATCACCATCTCTTCACGATAGGTGTAACGAACAAAGTTTGCCTTGTGTGATAAACCCTCAGCAATTTTTAGAAAACATCGGGCGATGTAATCTGGAATCATAGGCTTAGGTTTTCCACGTGCTACAAATTCATTTGCACTCTTTACATGGTCCACAACCGCTTGGGAAAACTGTGCGTTGTTTACGTAATGTGGTTTTTCTTCTTTCTTCATATAACAAATCTCATAAATCAAAACATAAATTAATTATTACATAAAATTTTTTTCTTATCAAGCTTGACTTTTTAAAAAAAATATGTTACCCTAAAGCTTAACACGCCAGGGATAATATACCTAATGATTAGGTGTATATACCTAATGAATTAAGGGTGGAAATGGAATGATATTACTGGGTTTATCGGAATCTGAACTTCCTTCCATATCTTTTTTTGTTAGTTCTAAAAGGTAATCAGCAAGTTTTTGATATTTTCTTTTTCTCTCATAAGAGTATTCTTCACGTCGGTCATCACCAGACTCATTCATATCTTTAACAGCAACATCGTATTGGTATACCAAATATTCTGTAGGTTCAGCAGTTGAGATAATGTGGTCTGAATTAATTATAATTAAATCTTCAGTAAGTTCTTGATAATGCATCCAAGGCTTGAACATATATATTCTTTGTTCATTACTGTGCATCCAAACAATTTCCATACAATTACGAACAACAATTTCAGAAAAATTTTCTTCAGCCCATTCAATTACATCACAAACAATTTCTTGTCCGTTTGTTAAAATAAATTGTTTTACATTTCTTTTTTTCATCAGATTTTTATTTCATGCATCTTATAAGGAAACTCTTCAGAATTATATATCTTAACTCTTTCAGCGCTGTGTCTCAAGGTGAAGTTTGGTTTTCCTCTGCTACGCAAGTCATCCGCAACATCGTATAGTTTAGTTGTTCTTCCGTCATCGGAGACTCGCAAACCTCTTCCAATCGATTGTAAGACTCGTATTTGTGATTTACTAGGACTAGCGAATATAATGTTATGGATATTACGAATGTTGATACCAGTACTGAAGGTTCCCAAGGATGCAAGAACAATTGAGTTAGTTTGTTTTTCAACAATTTTCCTAACGGCCTCTCTGTCGTTTGTTTTCGTTTCGCCTGACACGTAAAATAATCTTCGTCCATCATCTAATTTATTCTCAATCAACTCTCTTAGAACTTTACCATGTTTCTCTACTAAATTAAATAAAACTAGTGTGTTACCGTCAAGACTACAAGCAAGATTGCGAAGAAAACGGTTTCTAGCTTCACATGTAACTAAGAAATCAATTTCCTCTTGATAGGTAATGTTAGAAAGTTTTTCTCTAATTTCTTTATCGTATTTAAGTAACAGTATATCTATATCTAACTTTGCTAGAGTTTTTTGTTCTTGAAGTTTTGCTGTAGTGGTCACTTTGTGTACAGGCCCAAATAAACCTTCAAGTACCATCTTGTTTGTTTGAGTACCGTCTAAAGTTCCAGTTGTGCCAAATCGATACTCAGCGTTAACTGCTTTGTTCATAATAGAGGAAAGAGATTTGGCTTTAAACCCGTGACACTCATCTCCAATCACCATACCGAACTTTTCGAACCAACGTGGACCTAGTTTATGAATTGACTGCCACGTACTAATCATTACAGATTTTTCGGTGTCTTTATCTTTACCGGAATAAATGAGATGACAATTATTTTCGGCATCAAAGTTATAACTATTAAAGTCGGAATACATCTGTTCCACCAGACTAGTAGTTGGAACAATCAACAAAACTTTTTTATCTTTATATCGGTCAAGATACCATCTAAGAAGAAGATAGATGATAAAAGATTTACCGGAACCTGTAGGAGACACCAGAACACTTCTTTTATTTTCTAATGCATGTATGAAGGCATCATACTGATAGTCACGAGGCATAAACGGCAGATTGATTTTTTCAATCCATCGCATAAGGTCCATATGGTTTAGTTTGTTTTTAGTGCCAGGCCATCCATAAGGCGTTTCTTCATATTTCAACGGTACGCCTTTTCGATAGACAAACTTTTCTATTTCTGATAGAAGACCGGCATTGATTTCGCCGTTCATACGATTCAACAGATGAATCTTACCATCCCACCTTCGTGATTTAAATGCGGGCATGTATTTTGCGCCTGGCACGTCAAAAGAAAAATAATCATACAACTCCTGAGCCAGTGAAGTTTCACACTCCACTAACTGTAACATCGCATGATTTTTTAACTTCAACTTAATCACATTAGAAACCAGCTTCAAACTTCTTATAGTCAATCATATTCTTAATGGTCTGATGTCGCCAGTTAAGATTGTTAATAATTTCAGATAGTGTATCTATCACAGTTTTAATGTATTGAATTTTTGCTTCGGATTGTTGAAGTTCAGGGTCACTCTCATAGTAGTGTTCCATTTCACCTTTCAGAATCTTTAGACCATTGAAGGGGTCTGGGTCCCAACCTTTTTCTTCTATTGACTTTTGGTCTAACTTTCCATTATAATATAACCACTTATCTTTCAGAAGGATTTTCTGTTTGAACTCCGCATCTTTCATCTTTAACTTAGCATCAGCTAGAATAGACAAATACTTAGAATGTAGTGCGGGAGTGTTACGAGATGTTTCATCTAGGTGTGCTGAAGGAATTTTACTATCCTCTTCCCACATAGACAAGATATCTTTTAAATCCATTGTGTTGACTTCCTAGTAATTTTCTGGTATTATACCACACTTAACTAGGAGATTCAAGTTATAGTAATTCGAAATAGGAGTACCTAAAACCAGCACTAAATGTTAGGGGTGAAATTTCTGTGTTTGTTGCAGCAAATTCGATACCTGTTACGTTGACAGGAAACGCATTGACATAACGAATTTGTTTCTTTGCATTGTTGTGACTAGAAAGAATGGTTACTGTAATATCAGCTTCAGAACCAATACCAGATAAAAGAGTTCCAGCTGAGGTTTTATATTCATCATTGACAATACGATTCAACCAAGCAAACATTTCTTCGTATGATTTCATATCTTCATCAACTAGGAAAGTGAACTGCACTTCATCAAACAATATTTTATCCCCAATGATGGGCACATTCCTTCTCTGGTATGGTGCCTCTACTTCCGAGACAGAGACGCTAGGGTGTGATACGGACTGTGCAAAGTACTGGATATTAGGATAGTTCTCCTTAGAGATAGAGACCGCAAATCCAGTAGGTTGAAGATAGTTAATGTTGCTTGTCAGTTCTGCCACGGTATGTAAACCTTTAATCGTTTCTTCTATTTATACCTTGACACACTGGTAAAAATGCTATATACTATTCCTATTGTTTGAGAATTTATTTTTATGATTTTATCCAAATCCGATGCTTACTACGCAGCAAATGTGTTCGAAGAGTTCTTTAGTAACTTCGAACGTATTGATGATTATATGCGTACTGTTAAAATGGAACGCATGGAATCTTTTCCACATTCACTTCCAGGCATGGGCCCTGAGAGTGACCTTTTCAGTAACTTCAATATTCACCCGAACGATATGAACATTGGATTTTATGAATGTTCACAAGAAAAATTTATGCGTTACATGGAGATTACTACCTCGGCTCCTGTAGAGGCAAGTATCCCAGGCAAACAAATGTTATGGATAGTAACTGAAAAAAATACTGACACTATTATCGGTATGATTCGTTTCGGTTCACCAACAATAAACTCTCGTCCACGCAACGAATGGTTGGGCGGTCCTCTTGATACAATGAATCCTGATGTGATGAAACGATTTAACAAATCTGTTATTATGGGTTTCAACATTGTACCTACACAACCGTTTGGGTTCAACTATCTTGGTGGTAAATTACTGGCAGCGATTTGTTGTTCTCACACTGTACGTGAAGCACTGAATAAAAAATACGATGCGAACATTTGTATGTTCGAAACAACTTCTTTGTATGGTTCTACCAAAGCTGCCTCGCAGTATGATGGTATGAAACCACTACTAAGGTTTAACGGTCTGACAGACTCAAACTTCGCGCCATTGATAAATGATGATAATTTTCGTAAGTTAAACGAATGGTTTAGAAAACGAAATGATGGTGAATCCTTGGTACCTGCTGATGCATCCTCTCGCAAGTTAAAGACCCAGACCAAGATGGTAGGTATCATCAAAGCCTCTCTCAAACAATATGATGAAACTGCCTATGCGAAGTTCTGTCAGACCTTCTCTGATGCCAAAGGATTGACTGAAAAGAAGCGTTCTTTTTATTCAACCTACGGGTATGACAATGTGCCACAGTATCTCAACATGGAGACAGACACATTGGTTAAGAAGGATAACTTTGATCGCTTTGAACTTGAGTCAGTCATTGACTGGTGGCGTAACAAGGCGGGCAAACGTTATGAGTCTCTGAAGTCAGACGGTAGACTGCGTTCCGTTGTGGAGACTTGGAATACTAACGCAGAAGGCATAGACATCATAAGATGACTATATACTAATATGAGATACATGTTGTATCTCTACTAAAAATAATACAAGGAGTATTATATGCGTAAGAGCACTAAACATAGTGAAGTCTCAGGTGAGCTCGCTAACCTAAAGGGTACAGTCCGTATCCAAGACATTATCGATGCGATTCTCCGTATCGAAAACTTCAAGACCAAGACCCTAGCTGGTATGATCTCAAATGCAGTTTATGACCCTAAAGAAGTGGGTGTGGTTGCAATCGATGAGATTTGGGTTGACATGACGTATCAACGTATTGTCCGTTTGAAGAAACTCATCAACAAACTTCAAAAGATGAACGGGTTTGATCCATACTCAGCTGGAGTAGTGGACATCGCAATCCGGCCGTCCGGAAAGAAGTTTTGTTGGGACGGTCTCCGCCGTATTATCATGGCGGGTCTGTGTGGTTTGACTCACATCAAGACTTCACAGTTGGTACACAAACAGTTTATGACTGACCTAGATTGCCAAAAAGAAGAAGCGCGTTACTTCAAGTCACGTAACGCTGATCAGGAGTCTATGAAAGCAGAAGAAATTTTTAAGTCTGAGGTTGTCTTTGGTGATCCGGATGCTCTAAAACTTTTGAACGTTTTCAAAAACTGTGAACTTGACGTAGAGGGACTAAACCCAATTGGAAAGTCTTTGGGTGGTTTTGTTGAAGTCAAGACCAATTATTTCCGAAAGGACGGTATACCCGAAGAGTACTTCATTGAGTCTTCTCGTATCATTCAAAAAGTTTATGATAGAGAACCAACCGTTTCCGGTTATTTACTTACAGGTCTTGCATATCTTTTAATGAAGAACGAAGATGTCGATCATTCTTACAGTATTGATGAGATTGTAGAAAGTTTGGTAAATTTCAAACGTACCAATCCAAAACAAACTAATCTTATTAAGGGACGTTTGGCTGGCAATGCACGTGCAAGTATTGCATACTTAATTACTAGACGAGCATTAAATGATAATAATGGGTTGTTAAACTCTATAGGTCTTGATGATGAGACTATGGAAATAATCGATCAAGCTGCATAAAAAAAGGGGCACCGAAGTGCCCCAAATTTTTATAACTATCGTTATTTTTATTAGTCGAGGATGTTATCCACGCGGAAAATACGATAGTACTGGTTAGCACGTACTGTGTTAGCCAAGTCACTCTGAGGTGAACCTGTACCAGCATATGGGTTAGCGATCATGCCGTAACGAGTCTTGAACCCGATACGTGGTTGGAAGTCATTCTCACCAACCGCACGTACCATCTGGAGAGGAACGTATGGGCAGTAGAAAACGCCTGAGTCGTAAGGATTCGTACCCTTATAACCTACAGTCACGTAGTCTGTGTCAGCATATGGGTCGATGTAAACACGTGTACGACCATTCAATACACCAGCAAACGTGTTGCCTGTGTCATCTACTTGAAGGTTAGTAGAAAGAGCAGGTGAGTAATCAAGCATACCAGCAGCAGCGAGAGCAGTAGCAACATCTGAAGAACAGATTACTACGTTACCCTTACCACGACGAGTGTCCTTAGCAATTACGTTACACTCACGCTCGATCTGTACCAACATACCCTTGAACTTCTCAACTGACCAACGACCATCAGCGTCCGTAGACAAGTCGAAGATACCCTTAGTAGTCATGTTAGATTGAAGAGCACCAATCTTAGCTTGAGAGTTGATAGTACGGATAACTTCACGGTTGATTTCCGCAAGAATTTCCGTAGACAGAATGTTAGCAAGTTCTGTCTCAGCGTCAAGACCATGAATAGCCTTGAGGTCTTGAGCGAGTTCAAGCGTATATTCTGCTTTCAAAGCACGTGATACCGCAGTAACCGTTGCCTTCTCGATGGTGAAACCCATTTCATGGAAAGAGTTACCACCAGTAGTACCAAGAGCTTCAGCAGTAGCAGTTGACATACCACGGCCGATATCAACAGTAGTTGTTTCGTCAGCAATAGAAGAGTCACCAGCGCCTGGGTTAGTATTAGTTACACCTTTAAGACCTGAAGGACCACGAGTGTCAGCCAAGTCAGTTGAAGAGTCACCAGAATATGGAGTTGGTGCTTCGTTGAACAGAGCTTCTGTATCAACAGCACCAGCACCAGCATTAGGTCCAGTCTTAAAACGTGACTTCATAGCGAAGATAAGACCAGTAGGACCAGTCATAGGCTGAACGCCACAAACGTCATATGCCATCAAGTTAGGCATAGCACGACGAACGAGGGCGATAAGGATGGGGTCCCAGTTTGCACCACTTGAACCAGCAGCTTGGGTTACAGAAGTGTTTGTGTTTACTTCGTTAAGTTGAGCTTGTTCCATGAACGCCTTCTCTTGGTTTTCCAAGATAGCAGCAGTTACAGCACGACGATGAGAATCTTTGATCTCACCCGCTGACTCTTCATTCAGAACTGGAGCCCACTTCTCAACGAGTCTATCGTAAGAAATTTCCATTTAAATACTCCTTAAATGTTACTTTTTAGTTCTTTTGATTGCATTGAGATACATATCCATAGTAGAATTAGATTCAACTGTGGCATCCGTATCCCAATCTTCTTCGATTACTTCTTCGGTTGAAGTTACTTCTTTCTTGAAGTAAGACTCTTTCACAGTTTTAACTTTTTCTGTGAATGACTCTTCGTCTTCAAAGTCGAGAGAAGAAACCAAAGAACGTAATTTTTCTACTTGCGTGTCTGCAAGGTCACGAGCGCTTTCACGGATAACCGTTTCACGCTGGTACTCTTCCAACTTCTCACGCATTTCTAATACTGAACCAGTTTGGTCGTTGAGTTTTTCTTCCAACTCTTCCACTGATGCAGCGAGTTCATCAACAAGGTCTACCTTAGACTCAGGTACTTCGATGTAAGACTCAACGAACAACTCTTTCAAGTTATTCATGAAACCTTCAGCAATCTCAGTACGGAGACCAGACTCGACAGCGAGTTTGTTCTCTTCCATCCAAGTTTCAACCACATAGTTGAGGTAGTTATCAACCTTCTCAACGAGGTCTTCACGCGTTGCGTTCAGTTCTTCGTCAAGACGAGATTGATATTCATCTTCCAAACGTTCTACTTCTTCAGTAAGTTTGGAACGAATAGCAGTTTCGAAGATTACAGCAGTTTTCGCTTTGAATTCATCTGACAATGTTGCCTCTGATTCAACCAATGCCTTGAGTTCATCAGTAACAGAAAATTCTGGCAACTCAACCGCTTCGCCTTCTTCTTCTGACATTTCAACTTCTTCCTGCATTTTTGCGTACATAGCTTGAAGTTCATGCTTTTTCATAGCATGCATCTTGCCGTACATTGCGTTGATCATACCTGCTTTAGTCTTCGGAGCAGCGGCTTGCTTAGTAGCATCGCCAGCCTTATCTACTGAATCTACTGAGTCTTTCTCAGCACCTTCAGGATCGTGACCTTTCGCTTCCTCGATTTGGTCCTCAGACGCCTCAGGAAGTTCAACATCATCAATCATGTTTTCTTGATCAGACATGTTTTACTCCTTAAAGTTTGTTTTGAGTAACGAGAGGAAATTTTTAAACTCACGAACCTGAGTCTCGTAGAGATCAGTACGTGGAGCCTTTTTAATTTCTGTCTCCATTTTTTCAATTTCTTGAGGTTGAATGATACCATTGTTCCACACCCAATCAACACCTTCCATGATGCCGTTAACAAACGCACCAGGCGCTGAAGGGTCTTGAACAATATCTACTGTGTTAAGAAGAAAATCTTCTTTCACATACATTGTGCCATTCCTGTTCTCAAGACTACCCATACCACGAGTTGAAACACCTAGTTTGACTCCCCCATCGAGTAGACCTTTAACAATCTGACCATTAGGAGTATCAAGAATAGATGCTTTTCCTACCACATTATTACCTTCCCATTGAAGGTCTGTAATGAGGTGAGAAACTTTATCTAGGTTAACTGTTGGGCCTTCAGGATGATTCAATTCACCAACTGACCTTTTTTGTTTAACCTGTTCATTTACGTACTTATCTACCGCCTTTTCCATAATGGTTTTAGGATAGATACGTCCGTTTCGATTCTTTTGTTCTGCTTGTGCGAACACGCCTTCAATGACATATGACTTACCGCCACCTTCTTTCGCTTCAGTGATAACGGTTAAATCTTGTTCTACATATTCGGCAATAAGTTTCATTGGTTACATTTCCTTTGCAAATGTGACACCCATCTTCTCAGCTTCTTTCTGAGAACGATAAGTGTCTAATTTTTCGCCGTCAATATAAACGGTGAAACCCTTTGTATTTTTGTGCACCATAACGTGCACCTTACCTACCTTTTTATCGAACACATGTTCGCCAGGTGGCATTTTTTTCTTAGAGGCTTCTCTAATTTCTTTAAAATTTTTCATAATTATTATTTATAAAAAATTAATTTTCTGGTTCTTCTTCTGTTTCTAAATACTCTTCTTCATCTGTCTCAAGAGCATCTAGTTCTGTCTCGAACTCGTCATCACTAATATCGATATCGAGTTCACCATCTTCTTCTTCCGCCTCGGCAGTTTCCGGTTCGTTATTAAATACCGATTGTGCCAGAGAAACTTTACGCTGGTCTAATGCAGTACTTAAACGGTCACCAATCAGATCATTAAAAGATTTTTCTGCATCTAAGTGATTTTCTTTTTCGATAGCTGCCAACAAATCAGCAATACGATTGTTCGGTTCAATCGGGTCTGCTTCTACTTGTGCTACCATTACATCATCATCTGCCATAATTCAAACTCCTATTTGAGTGCCAAAAATTCACCTTTCTTCAAGGTGTTATCAACTTTAGTATCTACTACTGTTAAATCACTATCTATGTCTTTCACTAACTGTCCATATGTACTTGCACCAGTGTTCGGTGTAGTCGATCTAGCCCAAACATACGCAGCAATATTTTCATAATCCGCTTGAGTAATAGCTGCACTTGCAACTAACTGGTCTACCAAGTTAGAACGTGTCAAGTTAACTGATACACCTTCTGCAAACAAGAATGGGTTACCACCCGCTTCTCTTGTATAAATGTTTCCGTTTACCGTAAGAATATACGGATTCTTACTCGCAAATGGTTGTATTCTCCATCCATTCTCTAGGAAGAATGTCGAACCAACGTTCAACGTATCGTTCAACGGTTCACCACCGATAGCACTAATTGCTTCTAGTTGCCAAGATGGTAATGGATATTCTGGTGAATTTAGTACCCATTCTTTCCATGCAGAATATATGTCAATCTTTACATCAAGTACTGTAACACCTTCGTTTACATATATGATTTTTGCAAAAGCATCAAACGCAACCTTTTGATTAGGAAACAGATTAGGATCCCAATTCCAATTATTACCATATTGGTGATGAATAAATGCCATTACTGACTAAGTTCTTTCCACACAACATTGAATGTGATATAAGTTCGATCAGGTGCAGATGGTTGTGATCCGCCTGGCTGGAACCCAAGATCGTCTCCACCGATTGGATTGTACATAAACGTCCAAACAGGAGCAGATGGTGGTTCTGCTTCGAGCGCACCTTCGTCTGCCAAATTGTATGCTGGATTACTCCAACCCGAAGAACTGTATGCATTCAAAGATGTCTTGTAATCTAACGGATATGCATTAACACCGTTCCTTCTAACAGAGCTCAACGTGGTACTCAACAATGTTGCTCCGGAACTATTCTTAACTGTGAATGCAGTACCACCCGCAAGATCTGAGTCCAACAAGGCATTGTTTCTACCTTCAAGGAATATTTGACCCGCATCTGAATCATAGTCGAGAACCAGTGCACTTCCCGCACCAGCAACTTGTGCACTGTCTTGACCACTTGGCGAAAGATTGTTAATCCCCACTGGAATAGTAGAAGGCGTGAAATTAATAATTCGAGTATTACGGTCATCTTCGAGCAATGACACGCCACCCGCATCACTGTCGTACAACCAAGCATCGTTACTTGACAAGAAAGACAAATAGAAGTTTTTGTTCAGTAATGTTTCGGGGCCATTGGTATCTGTAATGTCCTTGAACGTAATTAATTGTTTGTCTTCGAAGTAGTGAACATTCCCGCCTCGTTCTGGATCTTGACCAACCTGTATTTCAACACGTTGTACGCCACGACTATACCGATCTGTTTGACCAAAAATATCTTGCAGAGGTTGTTTGCGTCTTGAAAGTCCTACTTCTGTGTTAGGTCTTACTGCGCCCCATTGAATACCGTCAAACAATTTTTCTAAGTTGACATCAAGTACACCATTCCGAATTGGTGCTCGTATAATTTCTGGGCCGTGACCAATGTGATGCCCTTTGGCATTGTATACAGAACGAATACCATCTACGCTGGTAACTGCATCACCATCTCTTTGTATCGTAGCGTAACTGGGTGTTTCCCATTTCTCTCCTCGAAGAATACACTTCAAGAACACACGCAACTCTCCATCTGGGAAAGTCCCGTCTTCGTTAAAACAATTGAGACGAATTTGTTCTGGTGCATACAGAGAGTGGTTATCTTGTCCGGCGGCAGGAAAACCAGCAGGGTATTCAGCAACGGGACGCATTGAGGTGAGGTAATAAACACCCTGCGTATATGGAACACCCGCAGTAGTTACTTTGTTATCAATCATGAATACTTCATCAATAGACCCCGGCTTTCCCAATTCTTGAACGGGGTCAGTTCCCGCATCTGTCCAAACACCAGCACCTAACGCATAAAAATAATCAGCACTATCTTCTGTCGGCGCAGACGTTCTCTTAGTTGCCCAACAAATAGGTCTTGCATTCAACCCGATAGCATTTGTTTGCCATCCGATGTCGGTTCGATTACTCATATCCATTTCATGACAGATGATTCGTTCACCGTTGATGATAATACCCCAACGAATAGAACCCCCGCCTAAACTTTGATAATCGTAGAAATACTGGTTTGCCGTTGTGACATCAAGGGTTACGCCTGATCTGTTCCCGCCGCCACCACTACCGTCCAAACGATCACCATTCCAGTTTGACTGTGGTATGACTGTTTCGGTTTGAGTACCGTCAAAAGTTCTACGATGTACGACAGAGAGACCTGACCCAGTGAGACGGAACATAAACCCGTCAGTTGCATCAAATGGACCCCAGTTTCTCACACAGGTTGCTTTACCAGTATCAGGAATCATGGTTCCCATAATAACGAAGATACCAGAACCAAACGTTAACGGGTGATAAAGGTGTGAGGTGTTTGTTGCAAGGTCACCAGAAGCGCCATTGCCAAGATTACCTTCTAAACCAAGACGTATCCATTTCTTACCTGAGTCCCATACAGCAGTGCCAGAACCCAAGAGAGAGTTTGCAAATTGTGAGGGCATTGCATCAACGTCGAAAACATAATTAGCAAGAACCCTTGAGTCAGCAATACGCAGCTGACCATATGCCGCAAGTTCTGGTTGTCCTTCTGAGAATCTAATGTTTGCCGCACCGAAACGGTCAATCTCTAATCCGTACTCTGGGTTGTCGTACCCCATAATGTGGGTAGTTGGTACGTATACGTCATATGCTTCTTTTACTTTACAAATGTTTGTACCATCATAAGAAATGGTTTCACCAGCGGCAGGAACTGCATTTTCAAACTTTGCAGTTTTATTATAGTGAACCGCAAGAATACCAGTACCATCACCTTTATCATAAACGCCGTGTACGTGCACGTCACCACCTTGAAAATTGGTAATGTCGTATCTTTCGCCGATTTTCCAAACGTGATCAGTATCTCCACCTTGTGCATCTAATTTCTGCTCGAATTCGATCTCAGCAGTGTGTATCATGTACAGACGATCGCCAGTGCTCTCTGGTGGTATTCTTGTATATCGTTTTTCACCTGCCATTTATTGCTCCAAAAAAATTCTTGCGTTAATACTCTTTATTTATAAGTTTTTTTATGCTGGGTCTCGATAGTTTCTGTCACCGACCTGCGTCAGTGGTATGTTACCTGTTTCAGCTGAATTGTTTAATGATAGAATAGGGTTTGACCCAGTTCTAAATGCCAAGATATCTATCACGTTTCCTACCGGAGTTGAAAACTGAAACCTTGCGTCTACTTTCTCTACTGTGACTGTTTTAGAATTTGCACCAGTAATTGCGGTTCCAAACGCAGAAGTAAACCCAGAAGAAAGCGTTTTTGTTATTATCGAAGTTGTAGTCGGTGCTGTTGGGTCTGCATCAACCTCAAACTCATCAAACAATTGTAATGATGGGTTGGTATCATCATCTCGAACTACGATTCGTATCTTGTCACCATCGGCTAATGCTCTAGGATTAGTTGCGTTTGTGTCCTGTAACACGCCAGGGAAATTACTAAACACAGCAGAACCTACTGCATCAATCGTAACGAATGTACCACCAGTATTGATTTGATAATAGTTTGTATTGTCTCCAACAAATGTGTCTGCACTTATTCTCTCAGTTGACGAAACAGTTGTCACACTCGGGGCGGGTAATGAAGTTGCAGAGTATGGGGATGGATTGTCTAGTACACTAATCTCTGTGTTACCTAACAAACGAGTTAAAGAAACCGTAGCGGCTTCAACAATCGAAACTGTCCCTGCTCCAAGATTTTGAATTGATGGTACGGTAGAATTGTTAACTATGTTGATTGTTAATGTTTGACTTGTTGCTACATTAACTTCTATTGCTGCACTATCTGTTCCAGTCGTACCAACAAAATCTCCAGTAGTCCCCGCAGTATAACCCGAAAGTGTGTTATTTGAAAAGTTAATTGATTTGGTTTGTGCAACCGACCCAAGACGTATTGCGTGATTAGATCTATTGGGAGTTGAGGTAAAACTACAACCAGTTATTAGACTTATATCATTTCCTGAATCACTTACGTGCAATGCGTGAGCTGAATCGTGTGTTGTTTCAAAATCACAATTGGTAAAGGTCGCACCATTTTGTCTAACAACATCAGCTCTTCGAAAGGTTACATCCTGATTCGTAGAATTAGAACCAAAGTTAAAGAAACCCATATCGGTAAATGAACAACCTTTAAAGTTCGTAGCTGCGTTATCGTTAACAATTAGATTTCCTCTCGCAGAATCAATTGTAGTACCATACGCACTTCCTTTGGAGAATACGATGTTTCCCCATATAATATTCGAATTTGCGTTACTAATTTCAATCAGATTAAATTCAGGATAACAATATCGAGTATCATCAATCAAGATACTCTGATTCGAATCTTCAAATAGAAGCGATGTCGCGGATGTGCCTAGTTCTAGTCTTCCTTTATAAAGGTATCCTGCCGCAGTTTCTTGAAATATTCCCCAACGGTTAGCTTCCAAGTCGTTTTGTGTAGCCATATCATCGAAGGTACCAGCGGGTGCTCCACCAGTAAATGTTATAGACGCTCTTCCCCAACGAACCGCATCTACTGCGTGACCCTGACCACGGTTCAAACCAATTCTAGGATTAGGTGTTGCGGTCAGTGCGGTATATGTTCCAGCGGTAGGCGTACCTTCTTGAATTGCCGCTTTAGTCGAAGCCGTTGAGGGGTCAATTGCGATATTAGTCCAACCACCATATGGATACGTACCGTAATCTCTTCCACCTACTGCCCAATGATAAGAATTACCATCACCAGAACCTATACCTAAAAAATATCCAGCCTCAGTGCCAGGCGCGTTCAGGCTTGGAAACGCTTGACCAAGACCTTGGGTTTCATTAAATGGGTTAAGTGCATTGGGAAAAAGAAAGTACCACCAAAGGAGAAAAACGTCTGTCCCATCTGTGAAACCAGCGGGGTCAGTAACCGCTTGATACATTGCTCCACACGCACCAGATTTGTTCGCCCGAAGCGCTTGGGAACTACAATCGTTTCCTTGCAGGTATGCTTCTGCATCAACAATTGGCGTCGAACCACCAGTGTCTCGGGCTGGTTCGCCCCAAGCACCATCGGTGTAGATATCGTTTAAGTCTGTGGTGGGTGTGTTAGCCATTGTTCATCTTTACCAATTTTAGAAATTTTTTGAGAAGATCAAATTTTTCCACACCATCACGGGGATATAACATAGGTTGTAATGTGTCGTGTTTTCTTAAAACTACACTGTATCCTTGTTGATTAAAAACTTTTATTTGATTCATACCGTGTTCACTTATTGTGACTTCTGCTCTCACTGTTCCTATGAACATTTCTTCATCAATTTTTTCAAAAATAATTCCACACTTATCTGGTCGCATAAACAAAGGCGCCTTTTCGTGTTGTGCATAAGAACAGAAAAAATCTCTACATATTTTCGGACGTTCTTCGTGCACTTTACAACCCACATTTTTCTCGCAATAACCGCACATTTCTCCTGCTGGAGAATCTATGACAATTGTTTCAATAATATTACCTTGTGTTGCTTTTAATGATTTTACTTCAAGTAATTCGCAACATTCGGTGCATTCACCGCATTCCATAATATGCTCAATCGTTTAAATGACTTTCAATTTCCCCTACAAGACCCTCGTCCATTTCTTTTTTAAATGATAACACATCATCCAAATTGAACCACCATGTTGGTTCAGTTGTTTCAACATTTTCATTAAATGAAATTGTACCATCTTCATTGTAGTTTAATTCTTCATCACCAACAAGTTGAATCGGAAGCCGTTTCTCATTGTTCGCAATATAAAGAACCTCATCGGCACTTCGATTAAGTATTTCACTGGCTTGTTCTAAAGATATTTTCATAATATTCCTCAAAAAAAAAATTAAGGGGCCCCGAAGGACCCCTCGTGTTCATTTTATTATGCTGGGTCAGAGTAGTTACGTTCTACAGCAGATACTACAGAGATACTATTTGTATTCTGTTCTGTAATCGTTGCAGTCTGTTCCACCCAAGTACCATTGTTCAATCCAATTGCACGAACGTTAACATCGAAAGGTTGTCCACCTTCTCTGTCTTTTTGTGAATTGTTATCAAACGCATAAGATACCACAAAACGGTTGTTTGTTAAACTACCAGATGCAAGGTCCGAAACGGCCGCCTGTGCAACATTATTTTCTGCTGTTGCACCAGCAGAGTCAAGTAACAATGCGCCCGGAGAGTTGATTGGGTGAGTGTAAATTGCATCGCCCGCTGTATTCAAAGTCTCATTAATTGGTGCAACCGTATCATCAAGTGTAATCGCCGCAAAGTTACTGGAATCGACTACAGAAGTTACTTTCCAAATAACGTTGTGATTAGCACCAGTACCACTAGCTTTATTTAAGCGGAAATATGCATTAGCATCAGTTAAGGGGTCTAGACCCTCTGGGTTCTGAACAGTAGTGGTTGTCAATAAAGGTGTGAACGATACCGCACCATTTAAAGTAATGTTAGCACTGTCAAGATACGCATTAGTTGCTGACGGACCTACGTCAGCAAGTTGAATCGACGTTCCGATTTCACCACCAACAGCGTAATCACGTGTGTGGTCATAGTATACAAACACTTTAGCGTTAGCACCATCATCCAAAATATCTTGAGAGAAACCAATACTAATTGCAGTAGAGAACGGGAATGATTGCAACGACCCACCAGTATTGAACAACTGGGTGTTGTTGATATCATCAGCATTAACATTAGTAATCGCAACACCAGTTCTGGTACCGTTTTGGTCGATATTAGTTACTGGTTTAGTTGTTAATGTATCACCAACAAAGGCCAACAATTCATCTGCCAGTTTACCACTCTTAACTGTACCTGCAGCAAATTCAATATCAGAATCTTGACGCAAGTTATATTGAACCCAAGCATATAATTCTTGGTTAGTTAAAGGTGTTGTTCCATCAACGCCTGATGCAGATTTAATCTTAACACCAAAATTGAAAGGACCACCCAACAAGTCTTCTGAATAACCGAAAGTGTTAGATGCTTCATCTACCGCAAGATATTCAATGGTAGAACCGTCACCTGTAGTCGAGTACTTTTGACCATTTCCTTTTGCAGCTAAAATAGTTGCGTCACTTACACCACCAGCACCAGTAATTTTAAGGTCGTTACCTTCAACCAACGGGAATCGTTGAGTGTTATAAGGAAGAGTTGTACCAGCTGACAAACCGATATCTACGGTGTCAGTTTGGTCGTATGTCTTACCTTCTTGACGAATGAACAAACGAAGAATATCTCCACGAAAATCAAGTTCTGCCGTTTGGTTTGCATCACTGTCTTTATAAGTCAGTACTGCTTGGTTAACTTCGCCGGGGAAGTTGTAGTCAAATGGACCAGCCTTTGATGTACCATTTGCAGAATCAAAAAATGCGTAATAAACGAAATCTTGGTCACCAGCACCGTCTTGGTTCTGATCACCATCGATATTACCTAGAGAAATTGTACCAATATACTGACGTTTCAATGTGGTATCATCAGTACTAAATTCTCTCCATCCAGCAGTACGAATCAAAGAACGCGATGAATCGTCAGCAGGTGACCATCCGAAACGCCATTCGAACTGTTCTGGTGTAATAGCGACGAGTGGGAAAGGATAAGCAATCAACTGTTTACTGTTTGGGTCATCCTTCCATTCTTGTTTAAGAAAGCTGTAAAGTGCCTGAAGCGTCACCCCCGTTTCATCAAGAACGGGTCCCTTTGGCGCTGCACTGTTGTTACGAATCTTAATTGTTCGTAATGCAGTGTCGATGTGAATGTTCTTACCGGCGGAATCTCCACCAGTATCAAACAACCCATCTGGATCTACAATTGTTGGCATTTCTATATCTCCTACGTAGAATAATTTTTATTACATGTAATTTAAGGTTTGTGCACCCTGTTATTTATAATTATGAATATGTAAACGTGATTCTATCATCCCATATTTTATCAAATTCAGCAGTTCCATCTGCCCATAAAATATTGTAGTCATTACCAATTTCTTCGATACGTTTGATTCGCCATTTAGGTTGATCCGTATTAGTACCAGGCAATGCCTCACCTATGTAATAAAACGTCCCTTCCTGATCTATTAATTTGTTATACTGCACTTCTAATTCCGCTTTTAATCTGTCCAATACATTTACGAAAGAATCCGCAATAAATTTTTTCTTGGTGGGGTCGTAGATTAATATCGCATCATCTACTACGCCCTTCAATGCAGCTTTATCAACATCTGCATTATCAACCAATTTGTAAGAACCACCACCTCCGATAGTGCTTAGAGATTGATTGATTCTATCAATCTGTTTCTGAATATTGTTATCAACTCTTGATGCATTTTCTGTCAGTCGTTGATTAAAATTCTTTAATGCTTCTTCGAACTCATTTCTGTAATCAGGTGCAGGAGTTCCGGGCTCACCTTTCTCTCCACGTTCACCTTTTTCACCTTGAGGGCCAGTTAATCCTCTCTCGCCTCGTTCGCCTCGTTCACCCTTTGCTCCTGCAACTCCTTGAGGGCCAGCAGGTCCGATTGCTCCGACAGGACCGGCGGGACCGATTGGGCCAGGTTCTCCTTTCTCACCACGAGCTCCAGTATCGCCTGTATCACCCTTCTCACCACGTTCTCCTTGGGGGCCAGTTAATCCCTGTAGGCCAGTGTCACCCTTTTCTCCTTGGAAACCTCTCTCGCCTTGTAATCCTTGTTCGCCTCTCTCGCCCTTTTCTCCACGAAGTCCAGTATCTCCCTTGTCTCCCCTGAGACCTTGAGCTCCTCGATCTCCTTTTTCGCCACGGTCACCTTTGATACCTTGGTCACCTTTATCTCCCTTAACTCCTTTATCGCCTTTTGGGCCCTGTGGACCTTCAAACCCTTGCGGTCCTTGAAGTCCTTGAAGGTCTTCGAAAACATTAAATATTTTGTCTTCTAACTTTTCAATTTCTTTCTGCGTGTGTACTATGGAGAACGCAGTAGAAATTTTATCAATCTTGTTCATTGATTCGTGCCATATACCTTGTCATTTCTTCAAGTAATTCATCTTCTTGTGAAGGTATATATTTTTCTTTTTTCTCCTCAGATTCTTGAGGGGGTTCTTCATCAGAACTAGGTTCTGCCTTGGGTTCAGGCTTTGGTTTTTCTTCATCGTCACCACCACCCATTCCAGGCAACTCAACATCACCGTCTTCACCTTCACTATCTATTTGTTTCTGCATGTCCTCAATATCTTCTTCAGACATTCTCAAAACATTTTTCCATATCCACTCTTTACTTACATAGTTACCCACGAATTGGTCTACTTCATTCAGAAGACCAAACCGTTCACGCATAATTTCTGTTTCTTTGAGCTCAGTGAAGTGATTGTCTTTAACGTAATCAACGATGATTTCGTTTCGCCATTCTTCCCAATCCTGTTCTGTGATAATACCTTTTAACAGAAGTTGTTTACGAAGAATGCCTAAGAATACCTGAGAAAACTTTCTACGAAGACGGTCAACAAACTTTTGTAGTTTCACTTCGTCTCGTGAAATCTCAGTAGAACGACCAAGAGAGAACTGAGCTTCCTGTTCCAAACGATTGACAGGAACATTCAATGCACGATATAATCTCTTTTGGAAATAAATGATATCATCAATCTGACCAAGGTTGTCACCGCCAGGCAGAGTAGAAATCTCTGTACCACGACCACCTTCTCGACGGGGTAACCAGAAGTCTTCAAGCATCGACATATGCTTGCGGTCATCTTTGAGTTCACCAGTGTTCGCATCGTATACCAGTTTGTTACGATACTTTGCCATAATATCTTTCATATACTGTTCAGACTTACCACGGGGCAAGTTACCCACGTCAATATAAAAGATACGTCTTTCTGGTGCACGTGCGAGACGATAGATGACTAGAGAGTCTTCCATCATTCTTAACTGATTGATTGGTTTTAGTGCCTTGTGTAGATGCGACACAACTTTCTTTTTTGTCTCATCAAGTAAACCAGATGTGACATAACTAATAGAATCTGTAGAAAGTTTAACCGCTGATGATTGTTGTCCAGGCTTCTCTTCGTAAATATAAAACTCGTCTACTGACTCAACAATCTTTGCGCCCGTTGCAGGGTCTTTTTTGTATTTTACATTTTTAACTTTACGAATCTTTGCAGCATCGATGTGTCTAATTTCTTGAATACCTGCTTTGAGATTCGATTCGTTCACAAGTAGGTGATGATAGATTCTACCATCAACATACCACGAACGGAAAATATCGTGTCCATTGTCATTGAACTTCAACATAGACACAATATTTTTGAATTCTTCTTGAATTTGTTCTTTAATCTTATCGGGGGCTTCTACATCTTCTAGTGATAGTTCAAGGTTAGATGTTAGTTCAGAAGCAGTAATCGATTCGTTGACAATTTCTTCAATCGCCATATCTACTTCTGGATGTGTTGCAACTCCACGATAACGTAAGATAAGTTGGTGATTGTCTTTAGAATTATCACCATCCATATTGATATACTGACCATAGTGACCAGCAGCTGTAGTGACATACCCAGCACCATCGTCATCCGTAGGCGGAACAATGGAAGGAAGTTTTTCTTTCTTCTGTGCTTGTGTTCTGCGTAACTCAAAACCAAATAATTTAAAGATGCTATCGTCTGCCATATCTGTGTCCAAAAAATAAAATAAAGGGACCTCCGGAGAGGTCCCAATTATTTAGTAGAGATTTAAGATGTTGTATTTGATTCCCAGTACTGGACTTGGAATTCTACCGTAAATCTTTCAATCTCGTTTTCCGTTGTGTATGAAAGGTCAATTGCCTGAACGTTTGTCGGGAAACAACCACGGAAGTTGTAACGCTTGAGTGTTTCTCCATCTTTATCCAACTGATCTACGAAGAGGTCAGCTTGATAATCTACTGGATTAACCAAACCCGTGTTTGCCGAATGAGCGTTCATTCCATTCATCCAACGTTCCATTGAATCTCGAATTGTGAAATCAGTATCATTGATAATGGTTACTGTCCAAGGTTCGAAAGTTCTATCACCAGCTATTTTCAACTGGCGACCACGGAACGGAACTGTTACCAATCCCATAGTTGAGGCAGGTAACTGAGCAGCTTCGCAAAGAAATGATGTTAATTCAACATCACCTCCAGCATAAGCTGGGAAGTTGACAGTTGCTTGGAACAGATTCGGCCTAGCACCACCACCTCTCAGCTTTGACTTAAAGTCATCGACTCCTAAAATTGCCATTTAAATTCTCCTTATGGTTGTGCTTAAACCGTACCAACCACTTCACTGAAATCAACTCCGGTGCGTACAGCAACAAAGTTAAGAGTGATGTAGTTAATAGAACGAGCAGGTTTGACAAAAACTGAACAAACAAACTCGTTACGGTCGATTACTGCAGCCGTATTGTTTGTTTCGTCACAAACCACTCGGAAATCTGTAATACCTCTTCGACCCTGAATTTCTCTCAGGAACGGTTCAACGATATTAACAAATTCTGCACGAGTGAATTCGTCATTGAATTCAAACATTACGTTTCTTGCAGCTCGTTCGATTGACCTTTCAATTGCGAGGAACAATCGTCGGACATTAATACGATCGAAAGCTGATGGACGAGATTCTTTAGTCTTATCACCAAAAAGAATAATACCTTGTCCAGGCAAGTTTACAATCGGATTAATTCCAGCTTTGTACAATGTATCTCTTTGTGCCTTACTAGCTGAATAAGCTAAGGAAGTAACTCCGAAATATTGACCCCTTCTTTGACCAGCAGGTGAGAACCAAGGTGCAGCGACAGCATCAGTCGATGCCATCAAACCAGCAGTGCCAGGAGCAGCTGGGATAAACACATATTGGTCGTTATACTTGTCATATACCTTAAGGTAGTTGTTGTCTACAATCAGGTAAGATGAAGCTGTGAAATTTGCAACACCACCAGTTGTGTTTGTTACCGCGTCAGCAGCAGTTAAACCAACAACATCTTCTCTAGCAGGTGAAGTAACAACAACACAGTCTTTACGCAAAGATGCGGCCGTACCTACAATGTCATTAACAACGGTAGTTTGGTCAGCAGTAGCGGACATACCACGAGCGATTAAGAAATCCACCTGAATGTTTTCTTTACTTTCGAACTCGTCAAATCCTTTCGCAACATCACCAGTATCAATTGTTGGACCATTAGAACCACCGCCCAACTTAAACGTATGAATAGTTGGTGTAGCTGGTTCAAAGTCTGTTCCTGATGCGGTTGATGTGAAGTTATAATCTTCATCTGCTGCACCGTCATGTTTGTTTAGGGATATTGCCCAAACATAACTTGAACGATTGTTAATAACATCAATAACGTGGTTATTAGAACCATCTACAGTCTTACCGTCCGTTGCAAAAGATAAGAACGGGAATGTTTCTAAAACAGCACCTACTGTACCAGTTAAAGTACCGTCTTCGTCTACTACGACAACGTGAACTTCATCGTCTGCACCATTAACGTCAGAGGCGTACTGTGAAGTACCTGGCGCTGCATCGAAATAACTGGCGTATGCCCAACCATCAAACAAAGTTGTATCGTTTGACTTAGCAGGACACAGTTCTACTCTGAGACTGTTACCAGCTTCGCCGGGATATTTTGCGATGAAAGTATGGTTTTTTGCTGGAGCTTTGAGACCAGCTATTGTGTTCTGAATATCAAAATCGTCGGCATTCTTAACCAATGGTTTGCCAGATGACAAATCAATTATTTCATCTGAATCCCACGCATTTAACGCGCCGGTGTCAGCAGTATCATCTACTGTACGTGACACATAAAGACTTGTTGAGTATTGCAAAAAGTTTGCGGCAGACAAAAAGTCTACTGCATTTGTGGTACTTGGAGACCCGAATGTCGAAACCAACGTTCCCTCGTTATCTACGAGAGTTGGTTGGTGTACGGGACCCCAAGAAAATTCTCCTACATAAGCACCCGTTGAAGTAGTGACTGAAGGGACAACACCCGTTAAGTCAATTTCTTTAACTGTAATGCTGGGAGACGCTGATGGGGTAAAAAGAGCCATAATCGTTTCCTTTTTTTATTAGCTAATAATAAGATTTACATAATACGGATGTTCAATGTATTTATTTATATTTGCGGGGTTTTTAGAAAGGATCGTGAAAAAGTTGCCATCCTTGTCGTTCCATTTCTTCTCGTTGTTCAATATAATCAATTTGAGATGAACCATCATCTATAAAACCAAATGGAACAACATCATCTTCTATCTCTTGCATTCTGTTTTCAAACATCATTTGTTTGAGATTAATATCAGTCATATCGGCGAACATTTGCGTTGTAACAAAGTAACCAAACATCACGAGGTTCATCATTAAATCATCGTGGTTACCGTCACTGGCCTGATAAGAAACTCCATTAGCAACAAACGTGGAGATTTCTAGAATAGTGTTATCATCGTGAATCGCAAGTTTCTTTTCTTCTAGAATATCTTTAATAGCAGAACAACCTAGTCGTTTTGTTTTACGGTTGATTTCAATACCAATTGAATTAGATTTTACAGCTGAAGAGAGATGAACGTTTTCGTATTCAAGGTCGTAGTATAAACCGTTACATACCACAGAACCTTGGTCATTTGATTCAACAACCACATAAGCGTTGTTATAAACGGTTGCGTACTTATATATAATATTAGGGAAGAGTATTGGAGAGATAGAGTTGTTCCGATACACAGCCACTTGTTCAAATGGGCGTGTCGAAATGTCGATGACAGTGAACGTAGAGTAGTCCTGACCTCTTCCTTTCGAGACATCAACGGTCATGATGTACTCGTGCTTGCTAGCAGGTTCGTTATAAACTTTTAGAAGACCGCCCTCTAAAACCCGCTGGGGCGTTTTTGCTCGTAAAGACAAGAGCGTCTCAGCGTTTATTAGGGTATCACCTGTTCCAAAAAAGGTATTACCAAATTCTTGGTCAAATTGGAGTGCTGATGTATTGGCAATTGTTTGTGCTTTCCATTCTTCATCTCTGCCCGGAACATCCCACCAGTCTACACGAAACGATTTAAATTCATTTATACCTTGTTCAGCGCCTTCCCATATTTTATGGAAGATGTTTCCGATACCGTTTGCGGTTGAGGTGATGATGACTTTGGTGTCTCGTCCAGCGGAGACAACAGGATACGTTGAAGTGTAAAACTCAGTTGCTCGCTCAACAAAAGCAAACTCATCGAGATAGAGCAAATTAACAGACATACCCCGAATAGAAGACCCGCTAGTGGCAGCAGCAATAATCCTAGAATTATTAGAAAACTCGATTGAACCTTTATTAAGAGTTTTACAGCCAGGTTGTAAGAAGAATGGAAGATTCTCCAACATGAGAGTAACACGGGCGAGCATCTCTCGGGCAGTTGCTCCTTTATTCGCCAGTACAGCGATTGTTTTTTCGGGATGGAAAATGGCGTACCAAAGAAGGTAGGCAACCGACGATATTGACTTACCAGACTGTCTACAAGCAAGAACGACATTAAACCGATTATTATTAAAATGTTCGAACATCCGTCTTTGATAATCGTAAAGATTAAACGGAACCAATCCACTATCCAGAGAAATAATTTTAACATAGTGTTCGGCAAAATACGAAGGGTCATCCATGCATTTTTTATATTCACGTACTTGGTCCTTAGTCCATTCCTGAACTATACCATCACGTTTTACATTGATATTGCCAAGATACGTTTCGTTATTCATTCTCAGTAACGAGTTTTGCATCATCACTAATCACCTTTTCTTCATTCTGTAGCAAGCGTTGCAAATCAGTAGTGCTTCCTAAAAACACATTATTGTTCGTGATTTGTTTTTGTTCAGGTATTTCTTCTTTCATCACGTCTTTATGTTTCTTGTTCAGTTCCATCAACTTGTCTGTGACATCAGCGATGTTTTTAATCATACCGGACAAAACTTCAAAAGCTCGTGGGTGTTCTGATTCACGTGCTACTTGTATCATCAACTCAAGGGATTCTTTACCACCTTCAATCAATTCGAGATACGTATCACGTGAAGTATCGTAATCGTCTTGTATATTCTTTGTATTGTTATCTTTCATTATGTTACACTATCCAATGCACTAAAATATTCATAATTAAATCCATAATCACTATCAGGACTTACTGCTAAGGGGTTCGGAGTTGTTCGGAGTGTTTCAAGTAAAGTATCACTATCACCAGTAACTCCGGTACCTTGTTGATAAATCTGTCCATCAACCTGTCGAATGATAGGTCCAGTGGATAGAGGCCCATAGAAACTAACTTTCATGGAAAAGTCCATTGTGTAGATAATGGTTCTTCTAGCCTCTAATGGTCCTTCATAATCATCCTGAAAGTTCAACCCTTGCAGAATAATAGGAACATCATCTGTGATATCAGTCAAGTCTTCAAGTGGTTTGACCGATACTGTATACTGCGGATTGAAAAAAGGAATAATCTGTTCAACAATCTGTAACGCATCGTCCTGAGATTTGGCATAAGCATTTAATTGAAAATTGATATTGTAAGGTACAGAAGTGTACAGACGTGTTCTATCTGAAACTCCAGAACCAGAAGTCAATGCTTTTTGCCTAGAATTTATTTTAGGTAGTTGCCTAGAAATGTCGTATTCCATCGAAACAATTTCAAATGACATACGGGGTAACTTGATTGCAATTTGCCTTTCCGCATCTTCCCCTTTGTTCATTTGTTCTATACGTTCAATGAAGTTTCTTTTAGGGGCATAAGAAAGAGGCACCTTGGCCTGACTAATAACTTCGCCACTAGAATTCTTTCTTAAAACATAAATGTTATTAAACAATGAACCAAAAACAGCAACAGCTTTTCTAACCCGTTGATGATAAAAATATGTACCAAACATTACTGTGGGTCTCCAAACGGATTAGATTCAGTGAAATCTAAGAAATCACTCTCAAATACATCAAAGATATCGTTCTGTGCTTCACGTTGAATATTTTGCAATTCTTCTACTAGGGTAGGTGTTCCAACTGCGCCAGAGGTTGCACCTACTACCTGAGCGGTTGTGGTGAATGTGTGGAATTCACCATCACTAGCTCCAACATGTGCCAGATACAGTTTATTATTCACAGCGTCCCAGTTCACCACTTCACCATTCATTGTATATTCACCGTTGTTTTGACTAACAGATTCACCAACCTCAAAGGTTCCAGTGACAGAGGCAAATGTCATGACATATTGATACGCCGAGAAGTTTTCTACTTGGTCAATTTCTTCAATGTCTGTATCAAAGTCTTCGTCGTTATACTCAAATAGTTCACAACGCATTCTAAACGTTGGGAGATTCTTTAATTGAAAGAACGGTGTCTCTGTTTCTACCTTCATAATCTGAAACATAGATTGAGACAAAGGTAAATAGATTACATCGCCTTCACGAGGGCGAAAGAAAGGTACAACATCGGTGGCTTCGTTTTCTGCGACCACACTATTCCATCTTCTTCGTGAAACAATAAACGTGGCCGCATCACGAATCTCTACACCAAACTTGGTAAAGAGGTCTCCCTCACCGTCAAACCCTTCAGTGTTTTCAATGTACATTTCAATTTTGTAAGCATCAGAAAAACGAGAAACAGAATCATCAACAAAGATATCATCTTTATTAACTAATTCTCTTGGTAGATAGTAAACATCCTGTCCGTACATCTTTAAGGATTCAACTACTAAATCCTCGTACAACAATTGTTCGCTTTTTCTACCCTGACTGAAATATGGATTAGTGGCCATCTAATAGTTATCCAATGAAAAAGTCGGGTGGTAATTCTTGTTCTAAACGAAGTTTCTCTTCTAGTTCTTTTAATTCTGTGTTAGCATCATCTAGAATCTGTCTGCCACTGATTGTCACACCGCCTGGCAACTGCATTCCCTCAAACTTGGACATATTCATACCCCACTGTTGTTTAATTAAAGCTGTGGTGTAATTTTTTACGAACATGTCATTATAAACACTAGAGAATGTATCGGGGTCAACGGCTGTATATACTTCTGCGACAACATAATCACCAACATCTAAATCATCGTTCGACCATTCGCCCCAAATATAAAGTCGGTCTTGATGTCGTGACCAAGTGGTTTGTGGATATCCAGATAATACCATATCTAAAAATTCTAGGTATTGCTGCATTTGATAGTAGTATGCCATACCACCAGCAAAGTTCATAAAATCACCTAAACTATTCAACATCATTTGATAACGAATATCAAATAAATTAACAGAAGAAAACGTTGGGTTTAAAGGAAACAACTGAGAAATGTACAATACGTTAGAATCTATAGGAATATAACCATTGTCTTTATCTGTCTGTGTGATAACGTGTTTTAAATATGTTCGATAGGTCGCATCAGAATGAAACTCTTGATACATTTGCAAAGCATCATCAACCTTATCTTCAATCTGGTCATCATCAACATTGATTTCAATTACAGGCGCACCTAATCTGCGAAGACAGAAATCTATTAGTGATTGCCTTGAATTTGGTGTTGCCATTATTGTTAATCCTTTTCTTCAATAATATTTATTGGTTAGTTTATAACGACCTTTTTAACCAAAGTATTTTTAGTAATGACAATCTTGTCAACCCTGGCCTTATTTTCTATTACTTTTTTAACTACAGTTGTCATATTATAGATTCGGTAATTTAGTAACTGATGGGGTTACGAAAATCTGACCTTCCATAACTCGTTCGATTTCTGCAATTGAACCAGAACTATCTCTAGCAATCTCAAGGTCATATACGTACCTCTTATTTGCTTTGAGATTGTCCGTTTGAGTGTAGGATAACGCAAGATTAATAATTCCCGACGCAGCAGAATCTACTGTGCAAGTAAACACAGTGATATTATCACTATCGAGATTATAGTTCGGACTGATGTGTGCAGTCGGCGTGTAATTAGTTAGATTCTTAGCCGTACCATCTTTGTTCGTAAGATAGACATCGATTGAAACTGAAGAACCTTGGTCAATCGTAAGGTCTTTATAATAGGACATATCCCAACCCAATTTTTGGTGTATATGTCCTATTTATATATTAAAGAATCTTACGTTGAAGAACAGTCGTTAAAGGAAACTAAAAGATTACCTCCGCTTCCATCCCATATAGAGAGCATTTCATTCCACTGGGTTGTTCCAACGTCTGACTCAGTCCATGTATACCTTAGATAAAATGTCGTTGCACCGATGAGGGCTACACTTGCTAGCGACTGAGGAAACGTAACACATCTATAAAATAATGCTGGTAAACCTGATGGTGCGCCCGTCGTTCCAACTTCACTAGTAGTTACACTAAATGAACCTATTATGTCTGTATGTCCAGAGAAAGATGCACTTGTACTTTTTAACCAAAGTTCAAATAATTGGTCGCCAGAGTCATATCCTATTTTATCAACGGTGACAGAAGCACCATTATGAGTAACAGCTACCGTATTTTCAGACAACTGATCAGCAGCGATTCCATTCGGGTTCCATCGCGTACCGTAACCGTATGTGCCAGCAGCAGCGTCGGCCGAATATCCATAATGGTTCGTTTCATATGTTCCTTGAGAAATAGCCCCGTCCGCTAATGCAGTGTCAATCGTATTAGATGCTTTCCATTCATCTCCGATAGTGAAACTATTAACTGAAGTATCACCTGATTTTCTCATAGCACCATATCTCAATACCGCTAACGAACTAACGGTTTTATCGGGTCTGATATCTCCAACAAACGCTGCTAAATTAGGCTCCGCGTTGTAAATTGAAGTAAAATTGAAACCATAGTTGTATAGATCGGAAAATCTAACATTAGTTGATTTAACTAAACCCATCTACTTACTCTCCCTTGAGTGCTTGAATTTCTTCACGGAGTTCATCAATCTGGGATTGTTGTTCTTTCATACCTTCGATAAGAACAGCAACAAGTTTTTCGTAGTCAACAGTTTTTGTCGGTAACCCATCAATTAGTTCTGCTTTTTTCTCCCGAACAATTTCTGGTATAACTGTTTCTACTTCTTGAGCTATAACACCGATGTCACGAACTCCTTCACGAGACCCTGCATTCCAAGTGAACGATACACCTCTCAATTGTAGAATCTTCTCTAACGATTTATCAAGTGTTTTTACATCATCTTTGAGGCGTTGGTCTGATAATGAGGTAGAGAAGGCAATAATATCATTTTTTACGTGGAGATCGGAAGAACTATCTAACATCATATCAATATCAGTACCGTTACTACCAAATAATAATTTACCTATTCTACATGTTATTCCAAAGTCATTGACTTTTCCACCACTGCCAAAAACATGATTTCCAGTACCTATATCAGCCATTGAGGTGGCACCACCGTATTCCCAAGTCAAGTATGAACCAGTTGTGCCGTTGAAACGAGCTCGTTGATTTCCCTCGGAATTCAATACAATATTTAAGTCACCGGCATGGTACATTCTTGCTGTAACACCATCAGTATTTTGTTGATGTATCCAGAATAAGTCATCGTCGGAACTACCTTTTAATCTTATACCATCATCATTTCCGCTGGCTTTTACTTCCAAGGTATCTGACGGACTCGTCAGGCGGATGCCGACGTTGCCTGTGTTATCGATGGTCATTCTTTGAACTAATGTACCACCTGTCGTATCAGTCCAAAACCCCATCCTACCGCCACCGCCAGTGCCATAGTCAGATGTTATTCTAGATCTTTCATTATCATTAACAAATCTCAACGCGGCAGTGTTAAAGGTTCCATCGGCATCTACTACTAAATGCCCTCCTTTCACATACAGTTTATCAGAATCAGCTATAATATTTGTGCCGATGCCGACTTTGCCAAGCGCGTTGATTCGCATCGACTCAACTAGAGTGGTTGGCGGAAAGGTTTCAGCATAAGTAGTAAAAAATCTTATACCGCCGCTGCCTGGGTTAGCTGGGTCCGCAGTTTTATCTAGATAGAGTGATATCGCTGCGTTTGCAGCATAGTGAGGGTTCGTGGTCCCATTAGCAGCTATGATAGTAAATATATCTGAATCTTCATCACTATATGCCGGGAGTGCTGAGGCTTGCCCGATTCCAGCTAATATTGCTGGACTTCTTATATCAGATTCAGTCCCAGCTCCCCTCCTCGAGCTTTGGTAAAGTGTTAAATTAATTTTCTCATCCGTCGTAGTCGTGTCAGCCAAAGAACTATAACCCTGCGAGGAGAGCTCGTTAAACATGGTAATAGCACCATTGTGGTCAATTACCATTCTTGTAGGAGGATTTGTAGTATCGTGTCCAGTTCTAAAAGAGAGACCCCCGTAAGGAATATTCTGATTATTTAATATTTGTATAGCGTCTATTTGTGATGTTACGTCACCTTCAGTAAAAAATTCTATTGAACCAAATATATCACCTCTATCCCAATCGGTATTTGTAGTAGTATTAGCGAAACGAAGATCAGGAGTGGCTTTACTAATTTGCAAATCAGCATTTGGTGCACTAGTGCCTAGGCCTATATTACCATCAGAACCACGGACGAAAAACGCGTTCTGATCAACATTAGACTCAACTCTAAAATCGACATCCTGAGACTGTTCATTAACAACTACTTCCGCCTGATTAATAGTTAAAGTTTCGTATAAGGTATCTGTTCCATCACGTGTAACCCATATTGATAATTCACCTGGCGCATCCGTTGTATCTGTACTAGTACCCCATTCAGCATAAGCAGTTGCCTGAATCCTAACTGCTGTGTCCTGAACACTTTCATCTGTACCTTTAAATTCAATCCTACCTAACGATTCGTTTAGACCAATCGCATTATCTGCTGGAACATAGTTAAATGTAAGTTCAGGTTGTGAAGTCCCTTCAACTACAATCTGACCACCTTTAAACGTTTTCACACCACCAAAGTCTTGAGCTCCTGTGCTCACTACACCTACGACAGAAGCTGTAGCATTTGGCAATGTCCTCGTAGTGATGTTAGTTACAGAACCAATTGTATCAGACGTAAATACATCAAGAACATCTACACCAGATGTATTGATACTTCGCGTAGTGTATGTTGGGTGAGAATAGTTATTGTATGTTGCGGTGGTTACTGCTGTAACGTGACCCATTTCGTCTACGGTGATACTTGCAATACCAGCAGAACCTTGTGCACCACTAAGAGTAGATGTATCATGGTGTGCAAAGGTAATTGTATCACCAGTTTCAGAAATGTCAAGACCGTCAGTAGTACCAGTTTGTGCCACAGCCAATATAATATCGTCAGTTCCCGAACCAGAACCACCAGCAGTTAATCGAATTTTTTCTGAGACGGCATCATCACCGGCTACTGTACTGATGGAGTACGTTGTGTTTGTATTATCACTTGCAGGGACCGTTACCGTTTTAACATTAGCAGCTGTAACGTGTCCACGTGCGTTAGTCGTTAACGAATCTATAACGGTAAATGTACCACCATATGCTGGGGTCGCAGTAGATGTCGTATCAGTTCTTGTTATATTACTGTGATTAATGGTAATAGTTTCATTACCAGTTTGATTAGTTGTAAAATCACCAGCGGTATTTTGTAAATCAGTACCCCCTGCGATAGTAATTGTTGCATTACCGATTGAGGTCGTTGCACTTGTTATACCAGTGATGTGTCCATATGTGTCAAGCGTGATATCTTGAATGAATGTGTTTCCAGAATTATCGACACTTCCTTGAGATGATGTGTCGGTGTGTTCAATGGTAAGTCCGGTCGCACTGGTACGAGTAATTGTAATCGCACCCCCACCCGTAAGTGTTAAATCATCGTTTCCTGAACCAGAACCCCCAGCGGCTAATCTAATTGCTGGATTATCATCATTTCCACCTGTCTGAATGATTGATAAATCATACGTTGTATTTGTATTATCACTTGCAGGAATTGTTACTGTTTTAACATTAGCAGCAGTTACGTGGCCTCTGGCATTAGTCGTTAAAGAATCGATGACAGTGAATGTACCACCATATGCTGGAGTCGCAGTAGATGTCGTATCAGTTCTTGTTATATCAACATGTTGAAAACGAATAGCATCATTTGTGGCATCAACATCAACGTCAAAATCATTTCCACTAACAAATGTCAGCGTATCTGCATTGGTATCAGCGACAGCGGAACCTGTATCGGCCCAAGTATATTCAGTGTCAGTATCGTCAACAGTAAAGGTTTTGAAAATATTTTGTGCAGAACCTTTATCTGTGTTGGTTACACTAAAAGTCAAATCATATGGGTCAGCATCAGTACCATTGGAGACATCAGTCCAGTTAATATCAATAGAAGCACCATCTCCAGCACCCTCTACAAACTTCCACTCATTCGCCTGATTAATCGTAACTTCAGTACCATCACCATCTTCTACTTGGAAAGACCTTATATACCTGTTGTCTAGGTTAGTTGTTACTACAGAAGCGGCAGTTGTGTGACCGTAAGTATCGAAGGTGAATGAAATATCTTGAAGTACAGTACCGTTCGCATTATCAGAAGATAAGTTGCCCACTGATGATGTATCAGCGTGGTTAATGGTTACTGTATTTCCTTCCGCATTATTTGCTGTTTCGGAAATACTGATTGCGTCTCCCTGAACAATATCAGCAACATACGCACCTGTCGTGTCCGTACCTAACGCAACCGAGTTAGCGGCAATAGTAGTTGCAAAACTGATTGTCCCACTAGTCAAATCCGTGAGTGTGGTGTTTCCAGAACCAGTAACATCACCCGTTAAAGTAACAGTAACAACGGGGTCTGGTTTGTCTTGAATATAACTCCAATTTAAATTCCCTATTAGTGTCGAAGCGTTGATAGTAGTAGCGCCAATAGAGTCTGCTTGCAAATTGCCCAGTGCTGGCGTATCAAACGCACTATTTAATCTAACTTGCCAAGCATCAACTGTTTCGTTAAAAACGAAAGAAGCTGAATCTAACGTTCCTCTATCAATGAAAATACCTGATACTGCAAGTTCACCTCCAGCACCACCATTAATACCTGCTAAAGTTTCACCATCGTTTAAGGTAATTTTTCTATCAGTGACAGAGAGGTCGTTCTGACTAATTGCGTCTAGTGTACCTGTTGCCTCAATGTCACCCGAAACCTTTAAATTACCAGTAATAAGAACATGTGGACTTACATTAGTTATTTCTATTCTTTCCGACCCACCAGCTACAATTCTGAATTGGTCGGCTGCATGAAACTGAAGATACGTGTTTGTATCACCCGTAGAGATAATCTGGTCATCAATGTAGAGGTCTGTGATACCAGAAACATTACCTGTTAATTTTGTATCACCATTGACTTGTAATAGATTAGAACCATCATCAGTAGAAGTGCCGATTAACACATTGCCTGTGTTGGGATTTAATTGAATTGTACCATCAAGTTCTACCAGAACGGCAGGAATACCTGAATTGTCGTTGATTGAGAAAGAATAACCATCACCATCACTATCGATGTTCGCAACACTGAATAACTGACCCGTAGAAGCTTCAAACGAAAGAGTAGAAACTGTACCATCGTAACTGGCACTGAGAGTAATGGTATCATTACCACTAGCGTCTGCCCCAGTAAATTCTATCTTTGGTTCGTTGGCAGTACCAGTATTGGGTGTAATTAAAATATTTTTATCGTCAAGTGCCATAGTGGATTATCCAAACTCGTTGAGGTTACATTTCTATTTATTTATATCGGTTTTTAAAGACCGAACTGTTTTCTGTGTGCGATAAAGTTTTGTTTTACTTCTGCTTCTGAGAGAGCTCTGCTGTAAATTCTAAAAATAGGAATATCGTCTATACCATAATAAGCCCCAGATGGACTTCCCCCACTAAAATAAGTTCCAATCGGAAAAACGCCAGACTGCGTTACAGTTGTTTCTGTTTTAGAGAACGTCGATTTCACTCCATTTTTATACAGACTTACTACGCCCGCATTTATTGTGACACATATGTGTTGATAAATGTCATAATCAGCAGTGGGTCGAGTTCCAGTAAATCCATCATTCCAACCAAAGCCACCCCAACCTACATCCCAATTACTACCAGTAATCCCAATATAAAATCTTTCGCCGGATACATTTTGATGCCCAACGGGTATTCTTGTTGTATCAGTATCGTCTATTGGTCTAATCCAAAACTCTACCGATGTGCTGACTGAACCTGTACCAAACGTTGTTGCAGCATTAGGTAGCGTTATATATTGACCATTACCAAATCTAAATGTGCCATCACTATTATACGTAAGAGAATTAGCTGTTACGGTTTCATTACCTGTCAAATCAATAATCGCTTGGGTATTACTTCTCGTCCCATCAATAAACGGAGTGGCGAAACTACTAGCTTCCAATTGAGGGTCAAGAATTAATACACCAGAACCAGGCGTTCCAGCATACGCTACTAAACGAGTCGCAGAAGCGGAATTGATAACTGCATATGCCATTCTTCCTGCGCCAGGAGACGTACTAGTTTCTGTATAGGTGCAACGATACCATCCAGAATATCGTCCACTTTTTATTAACTTAATTGTTGCCTTTGAAGCACCCGTACCCGAGATACTACCTTCTCCGGTCAAAGTGAAGTTAGCATATAAACTTACAGGAAATCCAGTTGAAGGTGATATTTGAAAATGTTCTCTCTCAACGGGCTTGACATAAATCGATTGTGTGTATTCAGTATCGTCTGTTAACGTGGTGTCTTTTAAAACATAATGTCCCACGTTAGCCGAAGTTTCTGTCATTTTAACTTCTGGAAGCGGGTCGTAATATGTAAATTCTATTGATGATGTGGTCCAAGTGTCGTATTGATTTACATATCCAGCAAACAAATTCGTCGTTGGTTTTCCTTTAAACGAACGAATCGTATTGGTCATATCGTAGTAAAAAATTAATGAACTATCATTAACGATTCTTTTACCAACCTGAGTTATTTTTGTCGTAGCCATTATTGACAATACCTAAAGTTTATACTATATTTATTCACAAACCAAACCTTGCTCGATGTGCTAAAAAGTTTTTACGAACCTCTGATTCTGACAATCCTTTATTATAAATTGAGAGTGGACCCATCTTGCCATCAAAAAATCCTGTAACACGGCCACTTGAGTTTCCTATGGTTATGTCTCCATAGGTACCCCCTAAGATGTAATAATCATCATTACCATCAAAACTTACAAGACCAGTATCTAATTCACCATTCATATAAACGTTTGTGAAGGTATTGTGTTGTTTACACCAAACCACATGATACCACTGATTATAAGAAAATGTACTTCCATAGAAATTATTGGTACTTCTAGCGCCAAAATTCATTCGAGGGTTTCCACCAGAAACCCCAACCTGCATACCTACGCCAACAGAAGTCGTAGAACCTATAATACTATCTGCACTTGTGGTAGTACCTTGAGATGTGCGAACGTATATCCAAGCTTCTAAAGTGTAGTCGCTTTGTCCTGTAGAACTTCCACTGGTTAAGGTATTCGAGGTTTGATTAATATAAGAATTGTTCATATCAATCAGGTCATTAACGCCATCGAAATCAAACGTGCCGTCACTGATAGTAACGCCAGAGATTGTTCCGACTCGCCCACTTGCGACATCAGTAATACTAGAACCAGTCCCAGGATAGGACCTGAGACTGGCTGGGTCGATTCGCATTATCAAACCATCGGTTGTAATCCTAGGCCCGTAACTAACTCCCATTATACACCAAACCTTGCACGATGTGCTAAAAAGTTTTTACGAACTTCTCTTTCGGTCAAAACTCTAGAGTAGATTTTAATTGGGCCCATATAACCTGTCCATTCAGTTGATGTTGTGTAACGAGTTCCAATACGAAAGTTGGTTCGAATGTCTTCATCTACATTATTGTTACCTGATACATTGGTTCTTTCTGTACCATCGATATACAATTTAGGACCAGTAGCATCACTTGTTATACAGAGATGTTGCCATCTATTAAGAAAATCGGCATTGTTGGCATCATAAGTGGTGTCAAAATTGTATATAAAATTATTATGAAAATTAATATTACCACTTGTGTAATTGGAAAGAAACCAATTACCATTTTGATTGCGTCCATCAAAGAAATATTGTGTAGCTGAAGAGTTTTTATAATACCAGACATCGATTGACATTGCACCACTAATATTTAAGTCTTCATCGATGTTCATTCCACGTCCACCCGCAAAATCGAACACTCCACCGTTGATGGCGTTATATGCAGGAAAGTTTGCGGTATTGGGAGTATGTGTTCCAGCGTTCGGTTGACCATTAGCACCAGTCACCGCACCGCCTGTGATAATGTTAACACAAGAAGTATTGCCTGGCGTAAAACACCTAGTATTGCCAGCGTCTATGACAAACTTTAAACTGTCACTGACAATACTAGGCCCGTAACTAACTCCCATCGGCCGGAAACTCCACTTCTAGTTTCTCGACATCCTTACGTTCTGCGAGAACCATATAGAAGCAGTTCA